GCCACTGCCGCCGGAACTCCCGCCGCCGGCATAAGTTCCTGTCACACCAAAAATGCTCACACCGCTCTTAATGTTCCCGGCCACCAGGTTTGCATCGCCTTTAATGGTCTGAGCACCACTTAAATACTGGCTTGCCGCAATACTTTGGTCACTGGTCTTTGGGGTGTAAGTTGCTGCAGCCTTCTTGGTTACACCACTGCCAACATAAGTTCTGGAAACAGCGTTTACCGTTACGGAACTCAAACCATCATACCCGCTGTCCGGGCTGATGGTCTGGGTACTTTCACTAGGCGTCGCGGTTTTTGTCTGTAGCCTGGGGCTGCTTCCGCCACTGCTGCTCCCAGCATAACTGCCTGTCACATTAAAAATCCTCACGCCGTTTCTAATGTTACCGGCGGTCAAATTGCTGTCACCCTTAATCGTCTGGGTCCCATTCAAATACTGGCCGGATGCAATGCTCTGGTCACTCGTTCCCGGTGTATAAGTCGCAGCACTCTTTTTCGTTACTCCGCTTCCCACATAAGTTCTCGATACTGCATTTACTGTAACCTGGCTCAAACCGTCATAGCCATTGTCTGCTTTGATCGTCTGTGCGCTCTCACTGGGGCTGACTGTTTTGCTCTGCAAACTTGCCCCACTGGCACCACCAGTCACAAAACCGCCCTGCATATCCACCTGCGTACTTCCTAAATAAACTCCCATATAAAAATCACCACCTGCTAATTGTCACACTTGTTGCGCCCACACTGGCTGCCGTAATACTGATAGATTTCGCACTGCTGCCATCCCATGCACCCTGGCTTGTCCCGTTCAGGTTAATCGTTAAAGCTGCATTCACCTTGTTGGCGCTCGTTGCGGCACCGCCTGCACTGCTGGACCCAGCATAATTGTGGGTGTGGCCGCTCGGTGTAAAGGTGCTCGGCTTGCCTGTAACATTGCTCCATGCTACTGCATTAGCGGTGTTAGAAACAGACGCCCGATCCGCACAAACATTATAATTATCACACTTCAGAACGACATCATTGCCAGACCACTGCGCATAGAGCGGATAACTATCTCCATAAGTTTCTGTCGTGCTTCCCTGCTTATATGTCTGCAACTTTGTAGCGGCTTTCACGCTCTTCGCGCTGTCCGCCGTGTTATCCACACTGCCCAGCCCAACATCGCTCTTGGTCAGTGTGCGGAACGTTGCCACGCCGTTTGCACTGGCCGGTGCTGCCAAAACAGTTCCTTTTGTCCGGCTAATCGTCGAATCATAATACTGGCTGTGTGTGTGGCTGGTCGGGGCCTTCCCATCAATTAGATCTTTTAGCACTTTGCCCTGTGCGGCACTCAGGCTCTGATCCGTGGCCGTGCTTGTCAGGTTATTTTGTACCCCACGCCATGTATTCGTATCAGTAAACTTGGCATCCGCAGGCACGCTTTTGCCCAAAGTATAAGTTGTAACAACAGGTTTTCCATCATTAAAATAAACCGGCTGTGTCGCACTTCCTGCGCTGCTTGTCAACTTTGTGGCGGTGTCTGCATTGCCGGTCAACTTGCCAATAAAACTCGGAGCTGTTACAGAATCGCTCACATACAATTTGGACAGCAAGCGGGACACTCCGTTTACAATAAGGTTGCCTAACTGAGCCATCCTATCATCTCCTTTTTACATCTCTATAAAGTTATCCATCACGATTGAATCATCGGTGAGTTTACCAGCACTTGTTGAGCCATCAACATAACTATCGGCAGGCACAACCCGGATATTGGAATATGTAATCGTGCCTTTTCCATTGGAATAATTCGTCCGGCATCCAAGCTCTAACCCAGTACAGTCGCTGGTTATGCTGAACGTAGCAACATATCGCTTGCTCCCGCTGTCAGCGCTTAACACAAGATCTTTGAATCCTTTTAGATTGTTGATCGCGTTACACATTGGGTTGCTATAATTCCAACTCCAGCTGGTTCCGTCATAACAAGAACCTTGACTACCAATATTAAAATTATCCGCCACATCTGTTTTGAAGCCACTCCAGATAACGGTCATATCAATTACATAGCTTTTACCTTTTACAAATCCTGTGATATATCGTCCCATACATGAATTTGTAACAGACGCAGTTGGTGTATATCCTTCGCTCATAAACGTGTTCAGCATAGCGCCGTTTGTCTCTACAAAACTTCCCGCATTCACAACCCCGCTTTTATTCACTCCCACACTCATGTTTCAATCAGCTCTCCCTTCATCATCATCGTTCCGGTGCTTGTAATCGAAACCGGTGTGTTGTATAGCTCTGCAATGTCCGCCTCCGATAGAGCAGTAGCATAAATGCGGAAATCGGAAAGCTTGCCATGGAAATTTGTATTCCAATCATTTCCCGCATAACTGTCACCCAATGTAAATGTGCCCGCAGGCATTATTGTTTTATCTGCATAGGCAGCGCTGCAATTTTTCTTGCCATCCAAATACCAGGTCGCTACACCTTCTTTGTATACATAAGTGAACAAATGCCAGGTATTTATTGCAATATTACTTCCGCCTTTCACATAATTTGAACTAACGCTTCGGTATCCCCACTGCGCACAGCCTTCGGTATTAACTGCCAGCCACAAACCGGAGCCGCCATAACCGTTACTGTTCAACCAAGTAGAATATGCGCCGCCTTCAATTTGGTTCAGCCAAATACTAATCGTGAAGTTGCTCGCAGCCTGCCCACCAAACGGCATTTTCCCAGTAATATAATTTTTATAAGGGAACTCATAACACTTATCATACATCGGGCTGTTCCCAGCCAAAACCGGCCGGCAAGCGCTTGTAACACTGCCATGGTTTCCCATTCCGCTCGTGTCATACACCGTGTTATCCGCCCAGCTGCCATTGCTTCCACTTGCCGCCGTACTGCATTCACTTACACAAACGTCTTTCAAGTCAAAATCGCAAGTGTAAACTTTGTCTTTGGTCACCAAACTTTCAGAATAAAATTCAACCAGCGGTTTCGTATCATACTCTGTGCCGGATCTTGTGTACTTTGCGTCCAGCTTGATCTGGATGTGGTATTCATGCCACTGGTTGTCCGCCACCGTGATCGTCTTCATGCTCGTAACCCAGTCATTGCTGATGTGTGCCGCTCTAAAGCTAATGTCAAAGTTCTTGCTGTGGCACCGCACCTTGCAACTGTAATCATAAGTTTTGCCAGCAGTAAAACTAAAAGTAGGGAAGTAAAAATTAGGCCAGGTATTATTGCCGGTTCCTGTATAACTCAGCTTGTAATTATACCCGCGTTCATTTGCCAGCTTGGTCACAGTATAGCTACTACCGCTCGGCTTCCCCTCAAAATTATCTCCACTATATTTGTTAATACTCCCTGTTGCATACGGGTCATTCAGCGGATAGTGACAGCACAGCCCTTGTGCAATTTCGTGAACTTCTTTCGGGCTGAGTGCATTGTCGTAAATACGAAAATCAGCGATAGAACCGTTATATGTGTTGTTACCAGCAATTCTTGACATCAGCATGATCTTACGGTTCCCACTTAACACTGTACTTAGTTGATTCGTCTGGGTATATTTATTTTGCAAGGTGCCATTTATATACAGTAAGCATTGTTCTCCAGTAATTACGAAGCCAATATGATACCATTTATTATTAGAAAACTCGCCAAGTACAGAACCACTGCTGATCAGAGGCGTTTTATCTGCATACCAATAATATCGTGTTGTTTTAGAGACCTCAAAACGGTTATCACCAGCTCCAATAGAAAATACATCACACCATGCGTCCGGCGTATCTGGATAAAACCAAAATGTAATTGTCAACTGTTCGCTATCTATATCATATGGGATGCTAATTTTCTGCCCGGTAAACACACCGCATTTTCCAATCGGGCCATTACCCCAAGATGCAGGACTACCATTTATGGCAACCCCACTTATCCCTTGGTTTTCGTTCTTGCCATTCAGCGGTAGCCAAACCTGCAATGCCATAACCACCGCCTCCTTAACTAAACGTAAAATTCACACACTTGTTTGTTGCATCGTATCGCAGTGTACATCCATCGCCAATCATAATCTCATTGGCGCTCATGCGTCCGGCAACACCAACACCGCCACTTACCTTCACAGCGCCAGTACTTTTATTTGTAGACGCAGTTGTATTTGTAAACGCAGTCACACCCGTCACAGTTCCGCCCGCCAGTGGTAGGTATGGATGACTGTGCGTATCAGCTTTGGTTTTCAGCTTCGCGTCAATCTCGCTCTCTGTATAGTACCGATCGTCATGTGTATGGCTCGATGCAGCATAGCTGCCCTTTGGCTGATAAATAGCGTCACCCTTGCCCTTGATGTAACTCCATAATGCTTTTACTGGTCGCCGGTAGTATGTGGTTGAAGTAGTTCCACCTCCCGCATACTGAGATACATAATAGTCATCATCATGCGGAGTGGAATCACCAGTAGAGAGATTGTTAATAAGTACGCTTGCGTCGTGGGTATGCCCGGCAGTAGCAAATTGACCCTTGTTTACAGCACGAAGTTCATACCCATTCCAGCCAGCAAGCCAAGTGTAATCTGTATAACTCATGCCGGCTTTTGAATAAGCAAATGTTGTATCTGAAGACTTATTGCCTATGTCTTTTATACTATTATGGGTATGTCCCATAGCCGCTTTCCCATCAACCAGGGTTTTCAGCGCCTTGCCCTGCGCTGCGCTCAAACTGTCGGTCGTACTGTCGCTGGTCAAATTATTTTGGATGCCGCGCCAAGTGTCGGTGTCTGTCAGCTTGTCCTGTACCCATCCGCTCCAGGTCCCGTTTGCACAATGGCGGCGGTAAGCAGCACTATCGCCGTAAATAATCTGGGTATAATAATTTCCACTTGCCCGGTGAATCACAATCAAGCCAAAATGATCTACGTTACTTGGTTTATTTGTCACGCTGTTGCTGCCGCCAGAACTGTAAAATCCTGGCGTCACCACATCGTTTAAGTTCTCGTTTGTCAACACAATCATGGCGGCCTTGCTCTCATTCAGGATCTTACCCTGGTTTGCCGCAAGGCTCTGGTCGGTCGCGCTGTTGGTCAAGCTATTCACAACCGGCCGCCATGTGTTTGTGTCCTGTTTGGGTGGGGTGTATCCCAGTGCATTCGTTACATTGGCCGCCGTCACACTAAGCACGCCGCTATTATTTGTAATGTTCGCTCCGGTTTTCACGCCGCCCAACACATTGCTGGTCGCCGTGGGCAGGCTGTATTTGTTCGCCCCCTCGGCAATCCCATCCAATTTTTTCTTATCGGCTGCGCTCATAAAGCCAGCCGCGCTCTGTGTAGCTCCCCCGTGCCCGTGGCTAATGGGCGCAAAAATGGTTTTCAGCTTGCCAAAAAAGTAGCCCAAACCCGCGTAATTCAAATATCCCACTTTACCACACCTCCTCTTGGTTTAGTTTTTAAGATGCCAAAATGGTATCAATTTCAGTGTTCTGGATCGCATCAATGGTAAACACCTGGCCCAGTCCATCCCACTTCTCGCCGTTCCAGGCATAGTTCATGCCATTGCCAACGTCGTATACATCGCCAATGGTCTGGCCGCTGGTCGGCAGCTTGTCATAACTTGCCACACTGCCTTTGTAACGATACATAGCGGCAATGTCGCTCTTCAGGGCATAGGTGCTTGCCGCGCCAAAAGCATCCAGTTTCTTCTTGTCGGCAGTGCTCATCAGGCCATGGGTGCCCTGGGTGGCATCATTGTAGGTAGTGTTGGTGCTGGGAATGCCCAATGCCGTAATATCGCCCTTGGCAACCGCAGTCACAGCGCTCACATGTCCGGTCGCATCCACAGTAATTTTGTACAGGCCACTGTCATGTGCGGTATAGCTGGGGTGAACATACTTGTTGGCACCGGCAGCAATGCCGTCCAGTTTTGTTTTGTCAGCCGCGGTCATCAAACCGTGTGCGCTCTGGGTTACATCGTTGTAAGTAGTATTGGTTGGGGTTGCCCAGGTGCCATCACCGCGCAGGTACAAGCCCTGCTGCCCTTTGGCAGGGGCGTTCACCAGGCCGGAACTACCAGCCGTATCAGCAGTCGCACCCTTAAAGTTAGTATAGGTGGTATCTTTATCGGCAACCCACTTGGCCGTACCATCGGCACTCCAGCCCAGGATCATGCCGTCAGAACCACCTACCGGGATGTGCTTGTTGCCGCTTGTGGCTGGATGTACGTATTTGTTTGCACCGTCCGCAACACCGTCCAGCTTCTTCTTATCGGCGGCACTCATCAGGCCAGCGCTCGTGGTGCTTGCAGCTCCATAGGTGGTGTTCGGCGGGGTCGTCCAAGCACCGGTCGAATCCAGCCAGCGCTGCGCACCCTTCGTCGGGCTGGGCACCAGTCCGCTCTTGCCATCTGCATCAACCGTTGCGCCGCTCATCACACTGTAGGTGGTATCCTTTTCGTTTACCCACTTAGCGGTGCCGTCTGCGCTCCAACCCAAAATCTGGTTGGCACTGCCGCCTGCAGGGATATGCTTATTCCCGCTGGTTGTCGGGTGGATGTAATTCATCAGCCCGGCCAGCTTGGTCTTTTCTGCCGTGGTATAGTCGTTGGTCGAAAGTCCCTTGCCATCAATCTTGTCCACCTTACCGGCCAGCAAAGCTTTAATTTTCTGCCAAAAATAAAGCAGACCGTCATAATTCAAAAATGCCATATTGTTTCCTCCTATTCGTCTTTGAATAAATTATCAATTTCGGTATTCGTAATCTCGTCAATTACAGCTTCCGGGTTTGGGGTGTTGATAATCAGTCGCCCATCTGCATCCGCCGTTACGCTCGTAATGCCGGTGCCGCGCACCTTTACCGTACCCTTTGCCATATCACCATGTTTCAGTTCCAAATTGGCTTCTGTGGCATCAGCCTTACTGGCCCCAATTGTAAAATCAGTATCATTCAGCATTACCCAACCAGAGTTATAAATATATAAATCTCCGGGCGGCAGGTAATAAATCTTCCCGGCCAGCGGGGCCAATGGCAGCTCACTTACTCGTTCCAGATCGCTTCCAATCCGAACTCGCCCACTGGCTGTGTCCCGGTAAGTGTTTCCCGTATCCAAGCAGCATACCAGCTGTCCATCCACAATAGGAGTTTTATCCAGCTGCGACTGTTGGATCTCGCATAAAGAAAGTTTTGACATCGTAAAACTCCTTTTTGTAACAATAAAAAAACCGCCTACCTGCGTACAGATAAGCGGTTTCGATTCAGTATTTAATTTGACAAATTTTGCATTGACAGTATAATAATAGCAGAACTAAGGCACCAACGTTTATTCCTTTTTGCCATATCTTCCTCATAGACGTAATAGGCGGTCAAGCCTCCCATCTGCCGCAAGGCATTGTGGAGCGCCCCTACTTTGCCTTCCGGTAAATTCATTTTTGCCAGGAGGTGATGCTTATGCCGGATCTATCCTTTGTTGATACCATCGCTATTATTGGCGTTGTGTTCACCGGGGTACAAACTGTCGTAGCAGTTATCACGTTTTTTCGTGGTAATAAAAAGTAAAACCGCCCTGTCGCAACCAGAGCGGTTTTTGCTATGATGGTTTAGCCATTGTAGTTTCATCGTAAACTGAGACGCGACCGTCTATGTCGGTGCCTTAGTTCTACTATTATTATATATTCAATATCGTTGTTTGTCAATACAATATAAAACCTTCGCTGCACAGTGCATGTTCTCCTACTCGCAAAACACTGGCCCTGCAGCGAAGGCTATTTTTTATGTCAACTTGAAATAACTAACCACTTGGCCGTCTCAGCCAATGGTTTTCCAGGTAATAGCGCCCTCAACAACCTTCACACGGGTATCCATGGCAGTGTTCAGGCCGTCAGCATACTCCTTGGCGGCATCACGGGCAGCATCAGCCTTGGTGGTTGCGTCAGCAGCGGCAGCAGCAATGGCCTCGCTCTTGGCGGCAGCCAGCTGTTCAGTGCCCACCTTGGCATCCCAGGCGGCCTTCTGTTCCTTGGTCACATGGATGTCGGCATTCGCAGTGTGTGTATCCAGGGCGGTCTGCACAGCCTTGATCTTTTTGTCAGCTTCAGCCTTGGTATAAGCATCGGGCACAGCAACATACAGGCCGTCTTCCTCCAGGGTAATGGAGTTGTCAGCCTTGGCGCTCACCTTCACCTTCACGCTGATCTTATTGTCGGTAGAAACAGTAACCTCAGCGGTGGAAGTTGCCAGACCGGTGTAAACATCAATCAGGCTGCCAACCGGGATTTTGATCACATCGCCGCTGGTAATGGTCAGCTCAATGTTTTTGTCCTTGGCATTATAAGTACCGCTGGTCACAACCAGATCCTTGCCAAGCGCAATGGTCAGTTCGTCGCCGCCAAATACCGGCAGCTTGATGGTGCGGGTGCTTGCGTCATAAGTCGGTGCATGCACAACGCCAGTCAGGGTGGTAGTAACGGGGTCGCCGCCCTTGGCAACACTCAGCACGCCCTCATTGTAGGTAACATCGGTAACAAACACACCCTTGCCGCCAACAACGCCCGCAATTTTGGCATCAACGTAATCGGCAACAGCCTTGGTGGTCGGCACATTGTCATCGCTGGCGCTGGCAGCCGGGATCTCAGTTACGGTGGCCTTGTTCAGCTGGATATAGCTGGTGCCATTGAACACATGCAGGGTAAAGTCGCTGGTGCGCACATAAACAACGCCCTGCACCTGGCCGGAACCAGGCAGGGTGCTCACCAGCTTGCAGCTCTTGGTGTATTCAACTGCACCCTTAAAAATCTGCAAAGTGTCAGTCAAAAAATACAGGGTGTCGTTGTCCTTTGCCTCCAGGGCTTCAAAGTTAGCTTTGGTGCCATAATTAAATTTTACTTCTGCCATAATTATCTCTCCTTAAATTTCATGTTGTTTTTGTCGGTTAAAATTCCTGCCAAACAAATCCAGTGCTTGCAGTGCTGAACGGCTCAACAGCAAACTTCCCGGTGTCCAACAGCTGTACAATCCACGGCTCGTACTTGCCCCCGGTGTTTTTAATCATTACGGTCTGTCCGGCATAAGTGTCGCTGCTGTTGTTCAGCTGCTCATTGGCTTGCCCGTTGCTGTCAAAAACACGGGTACGGGGGCGGATCGCCTGTTTGCTCTTATCGTCACGGATGTAATAAAACTCCGATGTGTCCTTGGTAATAACCAGGTCCTTCTCGTCAATAATTCCATTCGTAATTGCTGTATCCAGATTTTCCGCGTTACCATAGCCCAACTTGCTTGTGGTTGCCATTCTCCCAACTCCTTTCTCCATTTGTCGCTATATAGAAAAAACGCAGACGGCCAAGCCTTAAAACTCAACCACCCGCATATTTCCATCAGTTGTACCATCACCGCCGCTGCCGGAACCTCCACTGCTCTTGATCTCTACCGCATTGCCAATCGGGCTTCCGTTGGCGGTCAGCTGCAGCATGTCATTCTTGTAGCTCAGGTTGTCAGCCTTGCTGTTCATCATGGTGTTGCTCTTATCAATCATGGCCTTCAGCATGGCCTGCATCGCAATAATCCGCTGGTCCAAAGCATTCAGTGCTTCGTCCGGGATCGTTGCCGCCCAGTCGTAAACATCAATAATTTTAATTTCGCCCGGCCCAACCTTGCGGATGTACTGGGTGGTCCTACCTTCAGCATCCATCTCAATGTTGCCAAAGGTCAGCTGGAACTCAATCACACCGGCCTCACTGGTCAGCGCTGTATCAAAGGGCAGCTTGTATTCCAGCTTGTTTTTATACAGCTCGTCACTCAGCGTCAAAAACTCGGTGCGGTATTTCTTGCTCACCGGCAACCGGTATTCCAGCATCACCACATAGTCGCGCATGTCTTTGCCCTTGTATTCCGGGTCAGCCAAAAAATGCAGGGTGTCTACCAGTTTGCTCTGCTGCATCACGCGCTCCACCACACTGGCGGTCAGGGTATTGTCCTCGTTAATCAGGATCGTGTACATTGCTCGTCTCCTTTCCGCTCACAATGTAGTCAAACTCATTGCGGCTGATTTTGCCTTTGTGCCACAGCGCATTTAGGGTCGCTTCTTTTAATCGGCGATCCAAATACAGCCGCCGCAAACTCTCCACAAAGTCGCTCATAGCACACCTCCTTCAATCAGGCTCAGGGTATAAGCATCAATAATAGCCTCAGGGGTTTTGGCCCCCAAGGCTTTCAGCTTGTCATATTCGTAAACACTGATCTCTTCCAGCTGCACGGTATCGTATCCTGCCGCCGGAATATTATAGTATCCGTCCACATGCCAGATGTAGCGCCCATCACTGCTCACAATTCCTTCGGCATCATCTGCCGTGCAGTTCACCATAATCCCGTGTTTCGCCTGGTATTTCACAAAACTCAGGTGGTCAAGGGTATCAATCACCTGGCCGTTATATATCACCTTGTAATACATTTCGTCCCTCAACCTCCTTTACACGCTGAACATCACGCGCACGCCATGCTGCTCGGTCGGGGTAACATAGCTGTAAATCTGGCCGTCTGCCGCAACCTGCAAAAAGTAATCTGCATACTGAACATTCGGGCTGCGTGTCCAATAAGTGGTGGCTGCGCCATCATCGTCATAGCAGATCCGGCTCTGATTATCTGTCATGTAACTGATCGTTGTACCTTCATAAATATACGGCTCACTGTTCATGCTGGGGTTCAGCTCATATGCAGCCGGTATAAAGAAGTAACAATCCGCCGTCACAATTTCCTTGGATGTTCCGCCCGCGCTGGATGTCACTTTTACTTGCTGGATCAACTGCTGCCATCCAATCGGCAAGGCATTCGGCAGCCGCTTGTCCAGGTAGGTGCGCAGCGTTGCTGCGGGCCAACCGCCATTGTTGTAATAGCTGCTGGTAATCGGCATCTTGCGTGCCAGCGTATTTTTCGCCAAAAACGTCATTGCGCAGCGCTTGTTTGTGTTATCGCTTAAATAAAACTGCTTAAATCCGCACATCTCATATTCGCGGGTTTCATGCGGCCATGCAGCCAGCTTCCGGCAGGCATTGTCACCCAGGTCTGCATACCAAACTTTCGCCCAGTACACATCACCCTTGGCAAACCGTTCATATTCTCCGTCATCTGCCTTGGCGCAACCAAACACCAGCGTTGCATTGGTCTGCGTAATTCGTCCACGGTTAATCTCGGTGTAAACAATGTCATCACCGTAAATGTTAGCCGTATACACATGCAAGTTATTTTCGCCCTTCTTGTGGCGCATTACCACCATGTCACGGGTTCCAACTGTGGCAGCTGTTGCACTTTCGGTGCCCCAACTGATCTTGGCTCCATTATTGTTCCAAATGCGGATGCCGTTCATGCCGTTGGTTTCAAAACACTGCATCAGCACAGCATTGGCCGTATCGGTTGTGGTCATCCGATAATCTACCGCCAGCACCCAGTCCCGGTCTTCCTTCAACAGCTGCGCACCGGTGTCCACATAGTTGGTGCCATCAAAGGTCTTTTTCTCGTTAATCAAAACCTTCTCTTCAATGTCAGAGTAGCTAAAGTCGTTGCCCATCGTAATGGTCACAGCGTCCTTGGGGCTAACCACCTTATTCTCCACACCAACCTTTTTCATTGCGTAAATCTCAACCGGGCGCAAACTGCCAATCTCTTTGCCGTCAAAATAACCAGAGGTATATTCGCAGCTGTCATATACCGCATTGATGTCCTTGTCTCCGTTCACATATCCGCCCTTGTCCCAATGGTCAAACAGGTAGAACTTATAGGCACCTTCCTCCGCCGTGTAGGTCGGGGTATCGCCTTCATACAACACCATGCTGCCATAGGGGGCAACTGTTTTCTGCTTCTCCGCACCATTGTTCAGGTAGCGCACGGTATACTTCCGCACACTCTCGGTATATTTGGCCGTTACGGTCTGGTTGGTAAATACTGTAACAAACTCTGTGTCCCATCCAGCATAGGTAAAGTCAGTGCTCACCGTGCTCTTCTTGGTCGGCTTCGGGATCGGCTTCTCCGCACGGGTCACAGGGTCAACAGCCTTACCACCCTTGTCAATGTACTGCACATCCAAAACTGTGTGCTCGTCATCATCATTCACAAAGGTCCAGGTAAACTGTTCCACCAGCGTGTTGTAGCTGATCTTCAAATCCGGCCACTGTGCATTAAACTCTGCCAGCTTCTTTTCACGCATAATGGGCACATGTACCTTGCCCTCCAGTACAGAGTGCTCGGTGTTATAGCCGTTCTCATCCAGGCCGGTCATCGTGTACAGTCGGTCAAGCAGCGCTGTATCCTCGCATTCCCAATCAAGGCCGGTCAGGCGCACGCGGTTCAAACCTGTGCATTTTTCCAACATGGCTTTCAGGTCAATGGTCGGGCAGCTTTCTACAACCAGTGTGGTCATGTTCTCATAGCTGTCAATCTTCAAATCGGTCAGGTGGTTCAGGCTCTGTGCCGTCAAGCTTGCAATCGCAGGCAGTTCAGCCTTTTCAATCTTGCCGCCCTTGGCAAACGCCACACCGGTAATACCACTGCCGCCAGCATAAAAATCGGTCAGGTTTACACATCCCGCCAAGCTGATGGATTTCTTCAGGTTTGGCACATTCTGCAAATTCAGGTGCTCCAGCAGCGTATTGTTGCCAACCGCAAAGTCGGTCAGGTTTGTGTTGCGGTAGCCTTCGGTGCCGTTACCAACCTGCAAGTCGGTCAATTTCACACCATGGCTAAAATCAACATACCCAGGGTAAAACCCACTAATATCGCCAATGCTCTGTATCAGGCTGGCATTGTAAACATAAACCTCGGTATCGTTCATGGCTGCAATCGGGCACTCAATCGTGTAGGTCTGGCCGCGCTTGCCGCGCATTTTTACCGGGTTGGAGCCATACAAAACACTCACATAGGTATCTGCATACGGGCGGATATGGAACGTACCGTCCGGCTGCACACCTGTCCAGTTGGTCGGGGTATAGCCGCGGATCGTCATATCATCAGCCGTGCAGGTCGTACCGCTGTACTTGCTCGCAATATACTTTTCCTGGTACTTCTGGTACTGACGGCGCTGGTGGCGCTTGTTGCCGTGCATCATCGGCAGGTAATTGGTCGTCCCATTGTCTTCATAGGTGCGGAAATATTTGCGCCGCATGTCCATGATCCAAAGCTTTTCGGGCTTCACATCCTGGTACGCCTCAATCTTGCGCAAAATACGGTTTGCACTCCAGGCCAAAGCGCTCTCACGGTTCAGGTACATCTTCTGCAAGTCGTCAGCAAAAAGATCTCGTACCTTGCACCACAGCTTGCTGTCTGCCGCGTTAAACACGCTCTTGGTGCCAATGGTGTCGGTATCCTCATAGCCGTAAGTCAGTGTCAATCCGCCCTCGTTGTCGTTGCCCTGGCATGTATCGTTATCATAATCCATGCAAAAATCCCAATGGATCAGATCTTCTGTGTGGGGGAACACATTCTTGGCGCGGTTATCCACCATTGTGTGGCGCTCAGTGAACAGATAATAGAACAGCACACTGTCCTTGATGAAGTGGTCCTCAAAGTGGGCCTTAAACTCTTCGTCATCTGCATTTACTACCCAGGTCAGCAAGCTCTGCCAGGCATTCTTTGCCGCCTGTGTTTCTTCCTCGGTACACTTTTTGCTAATATAGCGGAACTCAAAGCTGTGGTCGCCGTCCCAAGTTTCCTGGCTCAAATCATCACTCAAAAAGCGAGTCTGAGCATCGGTGTTGTTATCAATCTCAACAATAACTTCCTTGTGGTTTGCGGGGTCCATGCCCTGGGTGTCATTGTTCTTCTTGCTGTTACCAATATCACCGCAAGCGTAAAAATGCCACTGGCCGTCCTTAAACACCGTCGCGTTCTCCACGTCCGTCTCCTGGATAAACACCACGCACGGGTAAAACGCCATCGTATCGCGCACCTTCGGGTTCTCTTTCTTTGCCTTACGGGTATACGGGTTAAACGTGTTGTAATCATCTGCAATGCAGGCGTTATTTGCGTTTTCAGAGCTTGCAATGTTTACCTTGATATTAAAATATTTCTCCGGGATACTGTTCTCGGTCAATGTATAGGTGCTGCCGGTGCTATCGTCGCCAAACGTAAATCCGCCGGAACAGTTAATGTCAATGTTTCGGCCGCTCTCGCCATACGCATTGGAGCTGGTGCCCTGGCCTTTATGGCTGCCGGTCGCGGTCCAGTTATCCTCCACAGCGCGTCCGTTCTTGTAAATCTGCTGGATGGTGGTATTAAAAACCTCATTCTTTTTGCCGGTCGTAAAGGTCGGAGCACTGATCTTGATAATGCGCAGGTCCGGGCACTTCTCGGCCAAAAGGTCAGCATCCAGTTCGCCGCTCACGTTGGTAATATCGTTGCGGTTATAGCGTTCAATCATCAGCTCGGCGTTCTTGGCATCCGCAATAAAGTTGTCCAGGATCTCATCGTCCGACAGCTCCATGCCGTAGGTTTTCATGCGGTATACCTGTACATCACAGTCCGCAGAGCCAATCGTAATACCAACCGGACTTGCTTGTGTAAAGTTGTCGCTTGCATCGTACAGTTCCACCTTACAGGGGATACCGTCGCACCATAGCACCATCTCTTTATACTTGCTGTCCGGTAAAATATTGAACTCAAACTCCAAAAAGTCATCTTCGCAAATCGGCAGCTCAATGCGGTTCTGCTGGCTGGTCAAGGTAATCTTTTGTGCCTGTACCGTCAAACCAACGTTGCCATTTGCGCAGGTTAGTGCCGTAGCATCGTAGTCTCGCACATTGGTGGTCTTAAACACCAGCTTAAAGTTCTTGCCCTTCTTTTTGGCATCGTCCGCAAACAGCTTATAATCCAGCGTGGCGGTAGTTCCGGCTTTCACGCAAAAATAAGTATCGCCGTCCTCATCAATCTGGTAGCCGCCATTGCTCCAGTCAAAGTTGTCGCTTACCGTCATCGCGGTATTGCCATCGGTCCACAGGCGGTTTTCGTCCGCATTGGTTCGGCCAGCCGGGTTAAAGTCAAACATCAGGTTGGTTTTCACCGGCTCAATGTTAATACCCAGCTCGGTAATTTTTACATTGATGGTCTTTACCGTCTCGCCGCAGGTAATGGTCAGCACATGGCTGCCAATCTCACTGCTCTTGTACGTCCAGGTCTGTTTGGTGCGTCCTACTGTCAGCTTGCTGGCAACAATGCCGTCCACAGCCAGGGTCACATTGGTGTTGCTGCTGGCCGGGTCATACACGGTATAGCTGATCGCAACATTGCTGTACTGCTTGGCACTGTAATCCAGCACGGCGCAACTAATAATCGGGGTATTATTGCCCTCTTCCACCCACATAATATCGTGGCGCAGGGTGTTGCTTGTTACCTGTTTGCCATTGATTTCCGCCGTCATGCTCACTTCCAGCAGGTGGCTGCCGTGCTTCTGGGTGGGCAAATTGTAGGTCATCTGGCGGCCTGTCACTGCAGTGCTTGTTCCGCCAATCGCCTTGCCATCCAACTTAAAGCTGATGTTTTTGGCAATATTGCCATACGGAGTAAACCGGTAAGTTACTTCGCCGGAATAAAAAAGAGAGTCATCAAAAACGCTCTCCAAATAAAACTCAACAACATTAACCGACCAGTTCTTGCTGCCCACACTGCCCATGCTGTCCGTCACCTGCAGCCGCACGGTATTGTCACCACTGTGCAAGTATTGCGTCACATCAAAGGTGTTCTTACCCTGGGTAATGGTCGTGGTTGCCACCTTGGTGTTGCCCACATACCAGTTGCCAGTCGCATTGCCGGTGTCATCGCCAGCATTGTCCACACTCGTAAACTTAAAGCTGATCAACGCAATGTCACCCTGAACTACAGTCAAGCTGCTGTCACCAATTCGTTCAATGGTAATGGTACTGGTTGCCTCACCGCCACCACCGCCACCACCTTTAATGGTAACAACAGTCTTGGTTGTGCCGTCTTCCAACAGGCTCAAATGACCGTCATCACTGGTGTAAGTAATGTCGTACTCATGGCCGTTGCTGGGCTTAATATCTTTGATCTTTTCCTGGATTTCTGCAATGTCGCTGTTGGCCGTATCCACACTGCCCTGCAAAGCTGTCACGGTATTCTTGGTCACAGTCAAATCATTGGTAAATCCATCCAGAGCAGTTTTGTCCGCCTTATCAGCCAGCAGTTTGTTGGTTGCTTCCTTATTATAATAATCACTCTGCAAGGTGTTCGGCAGGTCGCCCACACTATCCTGCAAAGCTTTCACGGCCTCGTTGTTGCTGGTCTTGTATTCATCCAGCGCTGTGCTTACCGGATCTACCGCCGCGCTGATCTTAGCATCTACCGTCTTGCCATATGCGGTCGTCCACTCTGCGCTGGGGTCGGTGCTCAAGGTTACAGTTTTAATCACTGCATCGCCGTTATAAAATGTTAAAGCACGGGTGCCCGCATCATACGCACAGTTAAAAGCCGCCAATCCGTCAATCCCAGAAATCTTGCCTTCCAACAGTGTAACAAAGCCATCCACTTCTTCCTTGTTATAATACTTGGCAAGCTCCGTGGTCAGCTCAGTTTTCTTGGTGTAGTTGGTATCAAGGTCACTCTGCAGCTCCTGTTTAATTCCTGCTGCCGCATTCTGGATCTTATTATCCACACCCGCCGCAGCGTTGGCTGCATCCTGGGCGCTGGCCTGTGCGGCACTGGCATAGCTGGAAGCCTGGCCAACCTTCTCGTCCATCAGGGCAACAAAGCTTGTGTACCAGTCGTTGTCCGGTTCCACCATCTTGGTGCCACTCAAAGCCTCCAAAATATTCAGCTCGCCGTCTGGTCGTGTGCGCCACATATAGGTCTCGTTGCGTTCATTTACACCGGTTGCAGTGATCTCAAAGCGCACGGTCCCCTTTTTGCTTGTCACACTATTTGTAACCAGCCAATAGAATCGGATCGTATCCTCGTTGTAGGTAACATTGATCGGCGTGGCATATGCTTCCTGCCCGTCCACATTCAGGTAATGCACCTGCAGCATCATCTGCATCAAATCAATGCCGTCATATCGCCGCGGCATCTTAAACGGGATCACCTGGCTGTTGGTTTCCTGGGTAATGTTGATCTGGGTCTCGTCCATCACAACATTTTTCATCTCGTCAATGGTCGAAAACGCATCATCGTTATATTGGCTGTACCACAGGTATTTTTCACTACGGGTGTAGCCGCCGTCATCATTGGCCTGCGCCTGTGGCATATCAACCACCGCGGCCATGGGGGCAGCCTCAGCCTGCAATGCCACAGGCTCTGCTTTGGCTGCCATCTCAGCCGCCATCCGTTTCGATTCTTCAAAACTTAATGCCATGTTTTCCTCCTCCCCTTTCTATTTTTCAAACAAACAATACAATATGGGCGTGGCACTTATCGCCATCGCTGTTCAGCTTCACGCGCCATTGGGTGTACACTGTGGATGTGTTCAAAGCCTGCTGCTTGTATACAGCCTGCAGTCCGCTTCCGCTGTCCCACACATCCGTCCAGTTGCTGCCGTCGTTGCTGGCCTGTACCCACACTCGGTTAAGTCTGTTTTCTGTTCCGGTCTTACTCACACTGACCACAACCCATGCGTGCTGGCAACCGCCAGTCGTCACCACGTTGCTGTAATGGTCGCCGTTGGTTGTATCCTTATCAATCGTTGCAATTCGGCCTCCGGCTTTACCAGTCAGGTCGGCAATGCTTTCGCCGTTCACAATTTTATCTTCTGTGCAGCCAATCCCTTTGCGGAAATCGGCCAGGTTCACGCGCACTTCCGGTGCCCAAAAATTACCGTCACTTTTGTATGCACCCTCGTCAATATTACGCAGCGCAAAATACTCGCTGTCGGTTCCAAAACCCATGTCATGGGCAAAGCCATAGCTGCGCCTGGTCAGGGTACCCTGCGTACAGTTGCCATTCTTATCAATAAACTTCTTGTCGCTGGCCACATCATTGGCGGTTGCCGCATTGGTGGTATCATCCCCCAACAGGGCTTTGGCCGCCGTGCTTGCGGTTCCCCACAGCCACATCACGTTATCGTAATAGCAGCCACTGTAAATATCGTTGGTTTTCTGGTTATCTGTGGCTACACACAGCCGGGTCACACCGTCCTTTTTCTGCACGGTCATCTTGGTGCTCTCGCGCTCGCCGCCCTGCAGCTGGGTCGTGGCAGAATAAGTCTTGATAGATCCTTTCACCAATTTGCCATCTACCCAGGCAGTTTTTCCTTCCAGGATAGATTTTTCATCCGCAGTGCCCGGCGTATTGCTATCCAGCCCGCTTGCGCTGATCGCACCACCGCTATAATAGCCGGCCTTGATCTGGTAGCTCTCGCCGTTGGCCAACTCTGCCGTTACATTGCCGTAATTCTGCATGGTGCCGGTTTTCAGGGTTTTGTTCTTGCTGTAAAATGTCTGTCCTGCCAGCACCTGGTCCGGTAAAGCAGTCGTGGCAGCCAGCTTGGAAGCCCCAATGCCGCTGCCGTTAGTAAAATTTACAATGTTTCTCCTCGTATCGTACTGAAAAATCACCCACTGCCCAGCACCAATTGCACCGTCACCCAGTTTCTCTGTGCCGCAGTAGGCGTTGCTGGTCATGTCTTTGCCATTGATCACCAGTCTGTGCCCGTCACTGAACGCCGTGGTAAAATATGCTTTGCCGTTAGCCGCGTTGCTGTAACTGCTGCCGCTCTTGCATGTCAGGGTATGGGTCCCGCCGCTGTAACTGTAGCTGTATTCATGGATCATCATGTCGGGGTCAAACTTGCCATCAATGATGTAATTCACCGCTCCGGCATAATGCTGTTCCAGTGCAGTAATCGCATGTTTCACATGGTTAATGTCCGCCGCTTTAATAATGTATTTGCGCAGGCCGCTGTTCTGGTTCAGGTAATTGCTGGCTTCGGTATACTTGCCGTCTGCCAGGTACTTGGTGTACTGAGCTGCCGCTGCAGCATGGCCGCTGTCCAGGTCGGCATTGTCTTCAAACGTATCAATACCTTCCGGGAACTTTGTATAGGTATCTGCCATTACTTATCACTCTCCTGTTTCATCTTTTACAGGGTACGGGTAATACGGGTAAAACCTCATCAGCGTCACATCCATCGTTCCCTGCCCCAAGCTCTTATCAATCTTTTTAATAATAAATTGCACGGCTGTCTTGCCGCCCATGTAACGCGGGCAGTATTCAACCTTGGTGTTCACATCCAACCACGGCACCAGCAGCATCTTCACCGTAATGCTGTCGGTCAATCGCGCCCGCTTCCATAGCTCGTATTCGGCCACATCCAAAATGCCGTCATCTGTGGTGTAATTATCGTATTCACCGCCGCTCAAAACCACATTGCGCCGTCCAATTCGTTCAATGCTGAACGGGCTGTTCAAAAACTGGTCGTCTTCCTCATACCCTTCAATATCCGGGTTGGCGGTACTCACAACCTCCAAATTCTGGCAGTTCTCGGTTTCTTTCAGCTTGTCCAGCTCTTCCTTGCTCGGTTTTGTATCTTTCAGCATCACCATGGCGTGCGGCTGTACCTGCCCATAAAAATAAAAGCGCCCTTTGCCGCCATTCTCATTCGGGGAATAATCGGCATCGTAGCGTACCACATATTGTACTTTTGGTTTCATGCAGTCCTGCTTGGCCTTTTTGTTGTTGCCGGCTTCATCTGTGCTGATGGTATACAGGCTCAAAACATCGGTCACAACCGCATCGCTGCTCTCTGTTGCTTTGGCGCTGATCTTCACCTGGTACCCTTTGTCGGCATCGTACAGGTCGGCCACATTGTCCGGCGGCGTAAACAAAATCAGCTTCTTACCGCTCAATGCCAATCCAACCACGTTTAATGTTATGGTTTTCTTTGTCGTGTCCACCACCAGGTCTGTGCAACTCACATCTGGGCTTGCCGCAGCGCCAAACACCTCTACGCAGTTTCGCACCTCGCTGTAATCCACCGTTGCGTCTTCGCTGATGATCAAATCATTGAACACATCGGCATTCAGCACCAGCGGGTCATCCTCACAGCTTGGGATCTGCTGGCATTTGAACACATCATCCTCAAAAAATATTTCAAACGGGTAATACAAATCCCGTAACTGTGTCAAAATTGTCCACACACTGGTCGCCGCATCAAACTCCTGGTCATAAGGGATCGTTCGGTTCCAATATTCTACAAATACTTTGTTGATCCCCACTTCCTGTAATAGCTCCACCATCGCCCTGCGGATTCCGCCTCCGGCCTTAAACACGGTTTTAATACCTGTCAGCTGTCCGGCCAACGTGTCATTCAGCATTGCTGTCAGGTCCATGCAGTTAATGGTCAGGCTCCGGGTCTGCGTGTCATAGTTGTATCCGTTCTGGCTGAACACATATACCCCCTGACTGTACCAGATAATATCGTCCAGCATCGGGGTTTTCACACCAATGTAAATCCAAACATACTTGTTCATCCACTCGCTCTCGCTGTACTGGCTGATCGCATGTTTTTCGTCCAGCACAATGGTCGAAGTGTACGTTCGCCGGATGTCCGCATCTGCATCTACGGAAATTCTTCCCTCGGTCGTAATGCCCTGCAAACTGTCAATCGTCTTCATCCGGTCGTTCAGCAGGTCAATGCGGGTGTACAGCTCAATGTTATGGGAGTATAAGGTTCGTATGTCTTCTGTGCTTGGCACATACATCGCGCATCAACTCCCTTCAATATCTTCTGCAATAAACCCGTTGCGGTACAAATCGGTGCTGCTCTCCAAGCTGCCAATCTCCACAAAATCAAACGCCACGGCAACCTTGTCATAATGGTCACTGTAGCTGATACTCGGCTGGTTAATAATGTTCGCCATCCAGCTGCGTCCGTCAAACAGCTTTAAGATCTTCGGCTTCTTGTTGGTACACCAGTCCACAAACTGCTTGCGGTACCGGGCACCGCCATCCCCGTCATAATCATCCGTGTCAAAACTGTATTTCAGCACAGTGGCCGTAAAATTGCCCTGCTCATAGTTCAGGTCGCTGCCGTAAATCACATACGGGTAACGGCTGCTCATAGTTTCCACCACACTGTTTGGCTGTGTTCTGGTCGTACTGGTCACGCTGGCATCAAATAACAGGTGGTAACTAATGTCTCCGTCCGTCAACACCGCACCGTCAAAGCTGCTCAAAATCTTGTTCGTGAACATGTCCTGCTCGGCATCGTCAATAATCGGCACAAACGCATACTCATACTCGGTGTTGCGCCCGTCTGCGTACCAATCAATGTGTACCCAGTTGTTCAGTTCTTTTTCCCATTCCTTCAGGGTTTCATCATTCACCGGGGTTGGCCGGTGCTTGGTCGCCAAGGTAATCCAGTTGTAGGTTCCAACCCGGCGTCGTTTTAACCGCATTTCGCTGATCTGTTCTGCCCGGTAGCGCAGGTTGCCGCCCAGGGTGTCACCGTTAAAAGCCGCATAAATGGCCGTCTGGGCCTGCCATCCATTGTCCAGATTGTACTTGCCGTAATCCTTGTCGGCATCACGGCTTAACAGCAGGTCGTCATAAACACCGTTCTGCAGCTTCAGCACATTCAGCGCCTCATTATAGGGCGGGTATGGCAAAATCGCATTCTGCCCCATCAAAATATCGGCTCCCACAATCATTCCACACCCCTCCTTTACTCCCAGTGCAGCTCAAACAGGCCGCCCTGGTTTTTCAAATACACCTTAAACCAACCATTTGGCGCACTGGTTTTTATATTGCTCTGCAAACAGTATCCGCCGCAGGTCAGTTCCAGGTAATAACATGTTTTCTTTTCGTTCGTCTGATAGTTGTAGGCATTGCTGCTGTAATCGTCCGCAATGTCGCGGCGGCACAAAAACAGCTTCAAAGCATACGGATCTTCATCCATTGTCGGCATACTGATCCCGTTGCTCCGTTTGTTCCACAGCCCAATCAGTAGCTTGTTCCAGCGGTCGCTTCTCATGTTCAGCCCCAAGGCATAGCTGCTGTCCACCACGCTTCCTTCTTCCACATGGCTGCCCTGTACCTTAAATCCGTCTTTGAACGTCATGTCGGCCTTAACCGGGTCGGTGTCGTCCACCGTCAGATCTACTGCCTGGTCCCCGGCCGATCCACTTACATAGTGGTAATCATCCTTGTTGTCGTTGCGGTCCTTGCCCTCAATCGTCACAACATAAGATTTCACCCAAATGCAGCCCTCTTCATAATGGTTTTCCAGCGCCACAGCCGCATAGCCATCACCGCCCACATAGCCAATCAGCAGCTCACAAAATCCAGTGTCCAGCTTCATGCCGTGCTGGGTAATACCCTGTGCTCTGGCGTAATAAGTCGTGTCATTGCGTAAGTTGCTGATAATATACGCCTTGTCCGGCACCCGCAGCGTCTCACTGCTCTTCACCAGGCTCTTGCTGGCATCATACAGTTCAATCGTATATTCGTTCAGCTCTTCGCCCTGGGTGCTCTCGTATTGCACTGTAAACTCAAAAGCACTGTATTCAATGTTGGTTTTGTCCTTGGTGCTGATCTCTTTGAACTTAAATACCGGTGTCTCCACACAATAAAACAGCAGAATGTCACTCCATTCGCTCCACACACTGTCTTGGCCGCACACCCGTACCTTAATGCCAAACGCCGCGCTGCTGTTTGTAATGCTGCTGGCCTTCAAAGTAAACTCGGATCTCTGGGTACTCACCTCACCACTCTGGTAAGTTGGGCTGCCCAGTTCCTCTGCGCTCATGGCATTGGCCCAAATCTGTGCCTCCACCTTGGTAATCACACCAATGTATCGGAACCGGAATGTATAATCTTTTGTCGCATCAAATGCTGATACGGTATATAATGCTGGTTTGCTCATCCTCCCGCCACTCCCCTCCCTCTCTAAACAACAAAAGCCGCCCAACCAATCAAGGTCAGGCGGTTATTCTTATCGTTCAATCATGCTATTAGCTTATATTTATTTTACGCTTTCTTCCGGCTTATCCTTTGCTGCATCTGCCGGCGTATCCTCAACCTTTTCTGCCGCAGCCTTCTTAGCCGCTTCCATCTCTTCTTGTATCGCGCTCTTGCGGATATTCTGCACATCACGCAGCAAATTCTCCAAAATCAGCTCCACTGCATACGGCGGCAATCCAACCTGGTTCACACCGTCACAAATGTAAGTCTTCAACTGTTCACACTTCAAATTAAAATTTTCCATCATAAAATCTCCCTAAAATTAAACCAAAATGCCGCCAATAAACCGTAGCCCATGTTGTTTCAGCTTTACATCGGTCACATAACCCTGCGCATTTTTTACAAGCTCAATTCCGTATACAAACGGTACGGCCTGGGTGTTTGCGTCAAGAGTGGTTACTTCTTTGCTACCGTCCCAGCCTAAAGTTTGGCCGCCCCAGTTGGTGGTGCCGTCATAGATGTACATAGAGTTGCCATTCCCATATAGCTGGACATTACCTCTAAGCTGTGTGGTTGAAAAATCAATAACAAATCGTCCGGAAGTATCAGACTCCTTTTGCGCAGTCAAGGTTCCAATAGCATTATTAAAAGTAATCCGTTCTGTACTCAGTCCAGCCTTAGAAAGCGATGACATGGATGATGAACTGGTAACTTCTCCGGCCCTGAATGTAATAGAAGAACCATCTAATACCATTGTATTTGTGTGAGTAGTGGTTTTTTCTATATCATCATACTGGTAAGTATCAAGCTTTAACATAGCATCTGCAATCTGCACCACATTTTCTGTACCATATGTTTCATCGTAGCCGCTCAATCTGGCAAGCGTATTATCCCCAGACTTAATAATAATAGAGTTCTTATCCAATGTTGTGACGAACTTGTTATCCGTAGTATGAATTTCCGAATTGTTCAAATCAAAATATACACTACCATCCTTAGAACTTAGCTTGCCGCTCTTTATAAGGTCAGTAGATATTTCACCAGATTTAATATAGGTTGCATTAAAATACACATTGCCATCCTCAATAAACATACCCTGGCTTGCTCCATTATTGGTCAGTCGGTTAAAGATGTCCTCCTGTGTCAGCTTCTTATCAACCGCATCAATCACTTCGTCCTTGTTCGTGTAATTGTCTTTCTTGCCCCAGTCTCCGGCATCATATGCCTCGCCTTTCGCCTTGGGTTTTCCACAAACAAGCACTTCTGTCCCCGTGTACCACAAATCACCTTCGTCATACGGCGGGTCGGGGTGTTCGTCCTTGCTGGCATCTGCCGTAAACACACGCCGCTTTCCATCCGCCGTATCCTGTGCCTTGCTGGCCGCCTCAAGTGCATTGGTTACATCCTTGTCCTGTACCAGTTCCCACTTGTAGCTGCCGTCGTCACCTTTCATAAATCGGTATGCTTTTCCTGTCTCTGTGTTATAAAACAGGTCATCCACATGTTTTTCTTTTTCTTCATCAGTCGTCCAGCTCTTGGCCGGCTCGTTATCCAGCGTAGGGTCATAGGCGTAAAAGTGCTGCTCGGCCTTGCTGTCAATCTGGTCCTGCATATCTTTCGTTACACCATCCACATAATTTTTCATATCATCTTTGCTGGCGTAACTATCCTTTTTTACCCAGTCGCTGGCATTATATTTGTCACTGGCCGTGCGTGCTACCGTACAAACCAGAATGTCTTCTCCATTAAACCACAAATCGCCCGTGTCATACGGCGGCTCCGGGTGCTCCCCTTTGCTGGCATCAGCCGTAAATACCTGGCGCTTACCATCTCCGGTGTCTTGTGCCTTGCTTGCGGCTTCCAGCGTATCCAGCGTTTCCTTATCTGTCACTTCTACCCAGCTGCCGGTTTTTGTTTCCTCGTTGTATGTCCATTGCCAGCCTTTCTTGCTGTTGGTGTTATAAAACAAATCGCCGTTGTGCGCTTTCTTTGTGGTGTCGTCTTTCCAACTCATAGCAGGCCAGTTCTCAAGCGTCGGGTCATAGTTATAAAAATACTGTTCAACCTTGCCGTCTACCTGTTCCTGCAGCTTGTCAACCTTATTCACATAATCTTTCAGGTCTTCCTCAACCTTGTCCTGCTTCAACAGGTTCCGGTCAATTTCATACGGCTTAATGTACAGCCGCTTAAAGTCATTCTGCGGGGCAATCACAGCCACGGCATCGTTCACCTGGAACAGCGCATTACTCGCAATGGTGTATTCCTTGCCAAAAGCCGCCACCACATAGCCGCTGTGGTCATCCAGCACCTTCACAATTGTGCCAACAGCTGTACGGTCAAACTTGGCATTGCTAATCAGTCTCTCGCAGTAACGCTTCACCTCTTTTGCCAGGTCTTTCAGCCCCGCAATGGCATCATCCAATGTGTTCTTCGCCATAGCTTTTCCTCCAAAATAAAAAAGCCGGGCAGCCACATAGGCCACCCGGTATATCGTCATCGGTATTATCGCTTAAACCAATATTTCTTTACATCTGATTTTTCATCATAAGATAATTCAATATACTTGATTTTCTCTCTTGGTATTGCAACAATCTGGTCATCTATCGTAACAAGTTCATGGCCATGGTCATCCGTCACAGTATACTCTGATAAGAACAGCATATTCTTTTCAGTTGCCAACCCTGCATAGTAGCCCTTAAACCCATTCTCGTCATTTGTTGCTACCATCATATAGGTGCCAAGCTCATAGTCAATAATATCTTCCCACACATCGCTGCTTGGAGACCACTTAAATAATTTAAGTAGCACCCGTTTAACTTTTGTGCTTCTGCGTAAGATAGATAAAATTGCACCAAGAACACAGGCCACAATATACTGTAACTTCTTGGTCGGCACTACCTGCATAAGCAGAAAACTAATTATCACAGAATAAATCAAGTAGTGTTGCGGCAACTGTTTGTCCAGCAACCGGTTGTAAACCCATAACATTAACACGCCGGGTACTACATACTGCAAAATGTCAGGTATCATAGCAACCAGTGCATTTAAGTATTGTGTTATCTCCATAAAATTACTTCTCTTTTTGGGTGTTTTTATCCTGCCAGGTTTCTTTGTTTTTATTTTCTTTGGCCTTATGGGCTTCCGGATTAAACGTAAACTCCGTGTTCGGCTTGTTTTGGCTCTCAGTCTTTGCCATCGGTATAACACTTCCCACCTTATTATAATAGGGTCATTATACCATACAAAAAGCCGGACAACAATAATCTGTTACCCGGTGTAAATTGACTTATAAAATTATCGCATTGCTCGTACAAGAGCATTAAATTCTTGTTCTGTTTTGGCAAATCGGTATGGAGCATACTCGCCATATGCTGTTGGTCTGCTAATCGTCACTAACTGTACGCCTTTATCTCCAACCGCAGCATTTAAGGCTCTTTTCATTTCAACAAGATACTTGCCGTGAGTTGTTTTCAAAGCAACACAGCCATGAGCATATCTATCTTTCGCTACTAAATAGCACATGATTCAGAGCCCCCTTAATAAAAATTGCTGAAACGTGATGTATATCGTTACTTATTTGGTGTAATCAACTTGGAATATTAAAGTCTGTTTATCGCTATCTCGCATGATCATAAGTTCGCCTTGACATATCACGTCCATACCGATAATGACATCATAGCCATTCTCTCCGATGTTAATTCCACCAACAGCTAGATCAGGAATTATTATGTTTTCGCTTAGTTCAAGACAAACAATGTATTTGGGGTAGGTGAATCTTCCACTTGCCGCAAATCCAGATATCGTACCAAGAGATACAAGTCCTAGAACATCTGCCATTCTTTTAGATATGCTCGTCCTTGTCGCTCCAGTGTCAAACATAGCTCTAACAGGAACAGAATGCCCATTGCCTTTAAGTATTACGTCGTAGGAAAAGACATTGGTTTGAAATTTTCGTTGAATAGAGATTTGCGGCATGTTATCACACCCCATAACACAAACTATGAAACTACTATAACATGCGAATAATCCTCTTTCAATCTTTTTCTGAATATTTAATCTGCAAAATGGCGTCCGCAATGTCATTCTTTTCATCCCAACGGATACAGACCAGATCATACTGCGAGATATCTTGGTAATACCAACTGAACTCATTGATTGGTAATGTTACTTTACAAGCCTCTTCGGCCTCTTTTTGTGTTTTATATATAGCAATAACTTTTTCATCTTTTATTGCAAGCCAGTCTTCACCGTATACCTTACTCCACTCAGCCATATTGGCTTTAACCCAATCAAGGCTATGGCTAATTAAAATACGCATTTCTCTACCTTATTATATAAGGGACCTAACCGCTGATTCCTCTCGGTTGGTTTCCCTCTGTCCTGTTTGTAATTACCGCTTGCTGAACTCCTGCGCCATAATGGAGCCAATGTTCTGGTGCAAAATGCGGCCAAAATTCTCAACGTCATTCACACCGTTCATCACAATGTTAATGTCGCCAATGTGTACGCCGCTGCTGCCAGCACTGGTCAACTCAGCGTTCACATTCCCCATCCGCTTCAAAATAGCACTCTCCACAAAAGCTTCCGGGTTAATTGCCGCGCTAAACAACCGACGGGTCAAATTTCCCGGCACAACGCCGTCCCCAACCTCCAGGCTGGTATAGCGTCCGGCTTCCGGCTGCCGTACAACAATCTCAGGCCCAGCCTCATCAACACGCGCACGTTCAAAGGCCGCAACGTTCATAATGCCGGTTGCATGGTTAGCGCGAGTGATCTCGTTTTTCTCCCATTGCAGCTCTTTCTTCTGCTTTTCAATCTCAGCATTATCTTCGTTGTACTTTTTTTCCACTACCTTAATTTGCAACTCAAGGTCTTCAACCTCTTTGGTCTTATCCTTAATCTGCTTCAAAACATCAACATAGTGGTTCTTAAAGTCCGTCAGCACATCCATGCGCTGGCCCAGGATTTTTTCTTCCCAGTCAGCCCCAAGCCGCGCTACGGTATTGATTCGGTTCTGCTCGGTTTCGTAAGCATCCGCAACCTCTTCCCATTTGCTCTTATACTCTTCCAGCTGGTCAATCAGCTTCTTGTTCTGCTCAATCTGATCTTCCACATAGTCCGTCTGGCGCATGTTTTCCGTGTAATCAGAGGTGATTTTATCAATCATGCTCTGGTCCATGTTCAAGATCATCTGATCGGCATTGTCGCCGTACAGCTTGCGCAAAATCTCAAGGTTTTTGGCATTGGTATAAGCATTCTGGGCATCATCCAGCTTTTCTTTGTAATCGTTGTAAGCGTCAATCTTGTCCTGGTTGGCCTGCTTTTTGTCCTCCAGCTCTTTTTCCAGGGCCTCTTTTTCTTTGGTCAGTTTATCAATGGCGTCATTGTGCTCTTTGTCGCGCAAGGCATTATTGTAATCTTCTTCGGCGCTCTTAACAGCACTTTCGTCGGCTTCCCAAACAAAGCCCTTGCCCTCACGGTACACGCGCACATTCTTGGCGGCCAATGCAGCATCCAGCGCAGCTTTCTTCTGTGCCAGGCTAATAGCCTCTTCCTGTGCATCGTTGGCCTCATTCAGCTTATCAATCTCATCCTGCAGCGCATCAATCCGCGGTTGGTAACTGTCCTCCAATTCGTCATTGGCTTTTTCCAGCTCTTTAACCCGCTGCTCAATTACCCAGTTGGCACCATTGATGGCGGAATCCAGGTTGTCTTTATCCTTCTCCAGCTTTTCTTTCAGGTCATCCCACTGGTGTTCCAGCCGGTCAATTTCTTTGTCAATGCGGTTGGTTACAGTCTTAATAATGCCATCCAGAACCGTCTGCTCTTTTTCCAGTTCCTTAATAACCTTTTCAATGGCCTCTTTCTGGTCTTCCAGCACCTTTTTCTGTGCTTCGTAGGTTTCTTTCAGCGCCTGGGCCTTCTTGTCCAATGCGTCAATCGCCGCACTTTGGGCATCAGTGGCACCTTTGTTACTGCTCTTGCCGGATTTAGGCTGAGCACCACTAAAACCGCTAAGACCATAGCCATTCATTACGGCCAAACTCTTTTCAAGATCTTCAAGCTGTTTCTGGGCATCTTTAGCTTTGGCTTTCTCTTTTTCCAATTTGTTATTCAGAATAGCAAGTTTACCTGCTGCTTGTTCAACATCAGGAAGTTGCAAACTATTTCCGAAGCCTAAATTTGGATTAAAGGTTAATTTTTGACTGAGATAGTCGCTGCTAAGTACAGAACTAGCCGAAGGCATAGAACCAATCGCGCCATACAAAGTTGTAAGAATTTCAATTTCTCTTTGGTAACATTCGATACGATCATTTGTCTGTTGAATAGTTGCCTTCGTAGAATCAATCTGGCTTTGTACTTGAGCAATCATGGCGCTCTTCATCGTGCCAAATTTGCCTTCCAAAATACTCTGGCTGATACTTACAACACCATTCTCAACTTCCATGTCGTTGATCAGCTCAGGATAAACCGCCAACAATGCCTGTAAGGATTCACTGCTCAAGTATCCCTGTTCGCCCATATCCTTAAATGCGGATTCAAGAGCTTTGGTTTGTTTGTAACAGTTACTGGTACTATCAGTAAAGTTAGAGAAGAAATTCTGTAAATCACCGGCTGCATCAAACTGCCAGTCGCTATCATCGCCATTACCCTTGCTTTGTTCCTCATGTAATGCTTGCAACTGGGCAATAAGTCCTTCAGTACTAACACCATATTTATCTGCCAAGTCGGCAGCTTCTTTATAAGCATCACTGCCTTCTTTAATCGCTTGCCCACCATTGATAGCATCGTTCAGCGCCTTAACACTATCCTCGCCATCAGCAACAGACTGAGTAAAGTCGTTGGTAGCCTGGGTAATGAGAGGAATATTGTTAATGTATAGATTCCAGAAATTCAAGAAGGCTTGCTGGTCATCCGACAAATTTTTAATACGTTCTTGGTATTTGCTCTTGTCGTCATCTGAGCTAAACTCATTTGGGGCGTTATTGAGCAACGTATCCATCTCGGTATTAAAATCGTCGCCCATTTCTTTAATGTAATTACGCAAGTCTTCCTGAAGCTTATGAAATCCGGCAATTCGTGCATCGTATATTTCCTGAGGTATTTTTTTATTAGCAAGATCTTCATCAAGATGTTTTATGGCTAAGTCCGTTTTTTTATAATCAGCTATAACTTGCTGCAACCGTTCATGCTGATCGCCTTCATATGTTGCCTGAATACTAGGAATAACTTTTCCCGAAGACTTGTCTTGTTGATCATACACCGCTTCACGGGCATCATGAGCAGTTTCTTCAGCCAGCTGTTTTGCAAGCTCAAGGTTGGTTTCAAGATATTGCTTTTGCCGCACTAAATAACCGAAACTTTGTTTATCTACAATATCACCAGTAGTAGTGCTCCGGCACTCATCCATCTTAGCCTTAAGTTCTTCAATCTGCTTAGTTAGCTCTTCAACTTTCTGAGCAGCCTCCTCATGGGCCTGGCTCATCTCTGCGGCCTTATCGCGGGCATGCTCATACGGATGAAACAAGTATTCATCGGCAAGTTTCACAGCAACACCAATAGCCGCCACTACAGCCGCTATTGCAATATTCCAACCAATACTCTTTAACGTTGCCCCCAACGCCGCTGTCACGCTGGTAGCCGTCTTTGTGCTGGCCGTATAAACCTTCATCACGTCATCCAGGTTGTTGGTGTTCCGCGCAACGTCCTTGGCTATCTGGCTGGAATCGCCTAAGATTTCATCAAAGGCTTTTGTTTTTTCTTGAGCGGCGGTTGTGGTATCAGTAATACCCTTCAACCTTTCAACATATTTCTGAAGAGCTGCCGTATCTGCCTCTACTTGGGCACTATCCATAAAACCAGTGGTGTTTTTGAACCAATCTTGTATCTTTTGTTGTGTAGATGATTATTGTGTGATATAATCATTACAAAGGTTATAATTACTAGTTCAAAAGGAGAACAGGAATTATGAATAACGATCTATATGTTATTTGTCCTCATTGTGGATACGTTGATATACAGTTCGATGCCTCAAAATTTCCTATTTGTAAATGTTGCAGTTATGAAGAACCAATAACTATGTCTACTGACGACATGCGAAATTTTGTTAAAACCTTGAACTTGCCAGTTTTCGATATAAATAGTAATGAACTTGGTCCTATTGTGTTTACATCAGACGATCCTAGGGATGAAGCTCTCCGTGAAAAATACGTTTACTCCAGTGAACACTTTAGTAAAAAAGCGTATAATGATATGCTTGAATATGATCGTAAAGAACGTAAGCGTTTGCGAGAATATTGGGATACCGCTGGACGGTCTGAACAGCCAAAGCCCAAATGCCCCACCTGTGGTAGTACCAACCTGCGCAAAGTGTCTGTGGGTGCAAAGGCCGTGTCCGTGGGCCTGCTCGGTATCTTTAGCCAGAAAGTAAAAAAGACTTGGCATTGTAACAGCTGTGGATATGAATGGTAATGCTGCGCAGCGCGGTGTAGAAGGTGAATCTGTGTGTCGCATCAAGAACAACATTTTGTAGGAATGCACTACTGTGGTAGAGTTTATTATTCTGGTGAAGACGGAGGATATTCGGATTATCTTATTCCTTACTATGCACATGATGAGATTTACGATAATTATTCATCTCAGAATGTTGCAAAGTCAAAAGAAGCACATGCACCAGCTCCCTGTCCTGGCTGTAATATAGAATTAAAAAATACACATTCGCGTTGCGTATTTGAACACCGTCCGTATAATATCTGGGAATGTCCAAGGTGTGAAAGAAAATTTATATTTATAAAAGATGCTAATTGCCAAGGAGTAACTCATGACAGAAAAAGAACTGCAAGAGATTGATGCCCGCATTGCAGAACTGGAAGCGCAAAGCGACGAGTACGAGCGCCAAATCAAGGAGCTGGAAGAGAAAAAGTCGCAAGTAGATGAAAAAATTTCTGACCTAGAAACACAAGCAAGCACATATCGAGTTCTTAATTCTATCAATGATGTAACAGAAGAAAATTCCATGCAAGTTTGGTTATCCAAAGACACTAGAACTACCCCTGTTATGAGCAAATTCTGTGATTCTGATAAGAGTTTTTTAACAATTCCAGAATTTATGTATCCAAGAGCTTTTTTATTAGTTGTAACAAAATATCATTATGGTATACAATATATTGATTCCGGCATGACAATGACTGACTTAAAACAGGAAGGATGTTCTTCAGAAAGCCGTGTTAAAAGAATTGCCATGTCAGATCAAAAAACCAGAATGTCTGCCCTATACAAAGAATTATATAAAGTCATAACTAAACCAATAAACGCTGGAGATAAAATCCCATTTGAATACCCTGTTCGTCTTGGCGGGCAAACATACAACAATCAAACTGGTTATGGCAGAACTTATTATGGTTACGACGAATATGAAGAAGGAACCTTGTATGGTGAAACTACTGGATTTGTTGTAATTGGTATAATCGGGAAAGACTGGCCTGTATATTAACATCCAACAATATCAACCGCGTGTGCGTGAAGTGTAAGACGCGGTTCTGAGGATAAGGCGAACTATAAGAAAAAACCAACAGCATAGCCACTGTTGAGTTCTTTACACACCTTATCAATTATCAAACCAAGATTTCTTTACCTTAGAATCTTCAGGGTAAGTCAAGCTCGTATATTCAATTCTGTTCAACGGCACAGTGGCTATACTGCATTCCGGCGTGTCAAACTCGTCTCCTGTCGCATTATAGAGCTTGTAATCCTTTACAATTACTCCCATAGCATCTTTATCAATTCCAATATATATACCGCTGACAATCCATTTATCAGTTTTAACGTAAATATAGGTGCCCTTTTCGTAGTCTATCACATCGTAAAAAACAGTTTTACTGGGCGAAAAGGATATCGTTTTTTTGAAAAGATTTTTTACCCAGGTGGTACGGCTCAAGACATACACAATAAGAGCTGCTACAACTGCAATTACAAAATCCCATACCACATTATTGACACAAAGAACAAGAATAAAGCTAACTACAACAGAACACATAATATAATGTTCTGGTAGTTTTTTGTCATGCAATCGCGTATAAATCCATAAAAATATAAACCCTGGCGCAATGTATTTAAGTACCAAAGGCACGGCTTCAATATAACTAATTATATCCGTTGCTGTCAATTAGCATCACCCCTTATCATTTTTTGGTTTTGGCGGCTTCTGGATATCCTCTTTTCGTGTTCCTTTATTCTTAGGAACATAAGTGAATTGCTGGCGGCGGATCTCTTCTTGTTTCTTTTCAAGCTCAGTCATTATACAACCACTCCTTATTGATTGTTGGAATAATTATATAATAGCATAGGTGTGTAGTTAATACAACATTAAACCGGTATTACCGAACTATAACAGACATTAACATATACGACATTCCTATGGTCGCAAAGAAACATAAAATAGCTAAAGCGAAATCTCCACCGTCCATAAAGCTCACCTCATAAAAGGAATAAATCATGACACCTGACGAAAATCTACAGGAGCTTCAGACTCAAAATACAGAATCTCCTGCACCTCAAAAACATAGGCTACCTACTATCCGTTCTACCATTCCTACTGTTCTTATAAATATTACAACGCTTGCTATCGCCGCTCTTTGTTTCTTTGGTTGGTATGATAACCAAAAGCCTATTCTAATTCAATCGGGGTACGATCAAGGCTACTCCGAAGGATACGACATAGGACATCAGAACGGTTATGACGCCGGTAACTCCTATGGTTATGATAAAGGCAAGTCAGACGGCTATGATGCTGGTTATAGTGCCGGTAAAAAGAAAGCCTATACTTCCGCATACGAAGACGGGAAAACGGCAGGATATAATCAAGGCTATTCCATTGGAGAACAACACGGCAAGGAAGAAGCCAGCAAAGAATCATATAACGAAGGATATGAGGCTGGCAAAAAAGACGGATACAACAGCGGTTACTCTGCTGGTCAATCATCGGTTCAATCTTACTCTGCTCCCACTTCTTCTGAAACAACAAATTCAGCATCTGTGATTACCGATAGTTACACAGTCTATGTTACCAAAACAGGCTCTAAATATCATCGTGCAGGTTGTTCCTATCTTCGTAAAAGCAGTATGGCTATGGATCTATCAGAAGCACGAAAATACTACACGCCATGTAGCCGTTGTAACCCTCCGTCTTAAATTTTGAAGATTGACGATAAGCCTTCCTTTAGTTCTTCAAAAAACTGTTCAACATCCTGTGTGTTGTTATTGGCGTTTTCCTGCCCCTGTAATTCTTTAATTAGCGCCGCAATCTCTTTGGCGTTGCCCGTAATCTGAATTGTCATAAAACCCTCTTCCTTATATGTAGATTGGCTACTTGGCATAAACATCTCTCTGGTACTTTTGCGATTGTTTAGATTAACGTTCGGTTTATATGTAGCACCCATAATCATCCCTCCGTTCCTTGATTTTTGGGGCAATTAAAACAGCCGCCGTTATAAATTCCCATCATCGCAAACTTGTCCATCTGCTCCGCTTGGTTTGCCGTCAAGCTTTTGCAGTTGATTGCTACTGCCCGCATAACATATTCGCACTTATAAATCATTGCGTCTTGCTCAGAACTGTACTCTCGTTCAAACAAAACTTTGCGCTGGCAAGGCTTCAAAATACCTTCCATAAATGCCATAAAAATTTCCTCAATTTCCTATTATCTCCATTAGGAGGTGTTTTATAATGTCAAACATACAAGGAACACATATTTGCACTTATTGCGGGCAGACGATTCATTGGTATCTTCCACCAAGAAATCGCTATGCGTCAACAGGGACTTATCAATTGTTTACGATGTCAAGCGTCGATAAAGATAGTGTTCCTGTAAAAGAAGACATAGACCCAGACACCTGTGAGCTTATTTACTCATACGATTGTCCTCTTTGTGGTCAGTACAATTCTTTCCCTCGCACTTGCAACAACAGCTCTGAATAAACGCATCTAAAACTTTCTTTTCAGAATTGTAATCCATGTCCTTATAAGCTATGTCGCTACAATCAATTAAAATTATGTGTTTTTCTTTTCCGTCATCACAGCAATAGCACAACTCGTCTTGTTTTACGTCATATGTACGGTTAAATAACAACTCTTTTTGGCACTGTCTCAATAAATCATTTGGTTCCATAAAAAATTACCTCTCAAAAATACCAAAAGCCCCGGCCATTAAATGTCAGGGCTTATCTTTATTTATAACCTTCTTACGGCTTTCCCGTAATGTTCTGACTGTCTTTCTTCCCGTCTGGTTTTCACCATGGAATAGGGCTACCCATACAGTCGATGAACCAAAACACCAAAGTTCACACATCTTCTTCTGCGCACATTTCTGTACGCGGTGTCTCGGCTGCTGATTAAGCATTGTTTGCGCGGGTTAGCACCACCCCGTAGGGGCGGCTTTTCTCTCAGCATACCGCATCCGCATACTTGTTTCTGCCTTTCGGCTCCACAGTGTTCCATTACCGGCTCACTATGGCTATGCGGCTCTTAGCCTTTCCCAGCAATTTGGGTATTTAATTATTTGGCACCTGCATCCTACACAACTATTCCCCTTGTGTAAACGGGCATACAATTTACCACTGGTGCCTTTGTTCTTAATAAGTGACGTTACAAGCCCTGTACTAATACCAGTTAGTGCAGTTGGAATTAGTCCAAAATTGTCAACAAGCTTCACAGCTTCATCAGCAAGATTGGCAACATGTGTTGCTAATTCAATAAAGAATTTTATCAGATCGCTATCCAGCACATCCTTAGAAAGCTTCTCAAATGCTGCTGTGAACTGCGAGATTTTACCATTGATGCTATCAAGGTAAGTCTCGTTTTCTTTTGTGGCGCTGCCGGCAGATTCAGCGGCAGTCTTGGCGGCATCCTGTGCGTCCTTCCAGTTGTCCAGCATACCGGAAACAACGTTAGCGCGGTTCTTGCCAGCAATCTGTTCCAACAGGGATGCTTTGTCAACATCATTCATCTCTTTCCAGACGTTGGCAATGCCTTCCATGATCTCATAGGTGGACTTAAAGTCTCCGCTCTTGGTCAGGATATCAAATCCACCCTTACCGTCAACATTGGTCAATGCCTTAATCTGTTCTCGCAGCTTGGAGGTGCTCACTGCAACATCGTCAGTGCTTTCGCCCATCTGTTCAAGATCGGTCTTTGCGCCACGGATGCGCAGTGACAATACTTTCAGCGCGTTACCTACCGACTCCGGGTCCTGCGCAACATCATTGGCAGCCACAATCATACCAATACTCTGATCCAACGTGTTCCCTGCGGTATGCAAGGCGGATGCCGAGCGCTGTAGCGCACTGCCAACTCCAGCCGAGGAGATGGCATAATTATTCAAGCTGTTACTTTCACGGATCAACCGTTACTGACCGTAAACAATACGGCGGGTAGTCATTTCTGGCTACCTCTCATGTTTCAAGTGTTAGGTTATAGCATGAGTTCGGACTGTATATTACCGATGTCTTATCGGAACTTACTTCAACATACCTGTTGCCAGGTATATCCTGCAGTCTCTAGGGATTTATAGAATTTAACGATTTTATCTTCAACTTGTTCCGCAGTTAAAGTGTATGGCAATCTTAACAACGGAATTTTATTATGTTTTCGTTTGTTAGAGATTGTTCCTTTAATAAACTGACCTTTGTTATTTCTTGTACACATAAAAAAATAACCTCCCTATTGCCATACAGGAAGTTATCGTTAAATTCCATATCTTTCCTCGGTCTTGGGTGCCTCCACCCTTTAACCGATATAGTAAATTTGGGGCAATGTTGTTTACCCACCTCATTAAATTTATCAACAATGCTGGTTACATCTTTCGCTTCAACGCCAAACGCTTTCATTGTGGAAATGATAGATTCACTAGCGTCATTGACACTAGAAATTCCATCCCCCACATGTTGGTACAGGACGGCCGCGTCAGCCAATTCTTTGGCATCTTTCAAATTGTAACCTAACCGTGCAAAATCAGCACTGGCCGTTACAATATCGCTGATAGAAGTGCCCAGGTTCTTTGCTCGCGTACCGGCATCATCCAAAAACGCATCGTATGTATTATCAGTTTCGTTTGTAACCTTTTTCAGCTCGGTCATGGCAGAATCAATATTCACCACGTTCTGGTAAATCTGTCGTAACCCTTGCTGAACCATGTTAATTACCTGGCTGGCAAACTGACTCTTGATATTTGTCTCAAACAGCTTTTTGAACTTCATCGCCAGCGTGTCAGTTTCAAGGCCAGCATCCTGTACTGCTTTTTTCAGTTCTGCAAATTCCTTGGATGCTTCGCTTGCATATTCCTGGCCGTTTTGCTGTGTGATTTTCCCGGATTCCAGCAATTTCTGGTAGCGTTCAATATACTCAAGATACCGTGCATATATCGCAGGATCAGTTGTAATTTTAGAGTTATTAGACAAATACCTCTGTGCTGTATACAAAGAATTAGAAACACTCTTAATATAAGTGTTCACATCACGCTGAGATTTAAGAGCGCCATTAAACTTATCAGCTTCCGCCTTTGTTTCGCCAATCTTTGTTTTAACAGCGTTCAACGCATCAGAGACACTTTCAATCGGTGTTTTGGCATTTTCAAACTGTTTGGCCATCGCAGCAATAAAAGTTGGAACGTCAGCCGCAGATTTAACCTTTTCGGCTTCTTCAACCATCTTTTTAAGAGCGCTTTCAGTTTGCTGGTAAATACCATTATCCTTGAACCCTTTGTTACCAGCACTCCGCTGTAAGGTCGTTAGCATCGTCTGGTAGTTTGCCAAAAAGTCCTTAATCTGCTCAAACTGGCGCTCATTACTTCTAACGCTATTATCAGCCATGGTGTCATTGGCCGTCTTTACTGCTGTCGTAAATTTGTTAGCAGCATCCTGGCCATTTTTCATGGCGGTTACGAGCTTGTCAAAATTATCGGAACTCCAATCATCCTCATATGCTTTGCGGGCGTCTGCTATTGTAGTCTTAGACTCCTCAAATTCTTTCCGCAGGCGTGTAATCTTAGCACTTTCTGCGCCGTCAACATTCAAATTCAGAGCTTTGTTAATCGCAGCAGTTGGGTCGATATTTTTTAACTTTTCTTTTTGGTCAGCGACGGATTTAACAGCTTTTGAAGTAGTGCTAATCACTCCGTCAGTTACCTTAGCAACTCTTTGCTCAATGTCGGTTAAGTTTTTGTCGTAGTCCGTCAAAGCCTTTAATGACACTATATCCTTTTTATCCAGTGCAGATTCTAACTGTGGACCAAGACGCTTTGCGTCTACTTCAATTTGCTCTAATGCACTATGAAACTCATTAAAAGCTTTACCGTTACCTTCAATCTCTTTGCCCTTAGCGATCGTGTTATTCAACGCATCAAATCGCTGCTGTAATTCTGTAGCAAGAGCCTGCCGCTGTTCAAGGTCTTGCGTACTCTTAATTGCGCTTTGTGCCGCTGCCTTGGCCGCTTCCTGGGTCTCTTTATTGACCTGCTTTACACCTTCCGCCATCTCGGTGGTCCGGCTAACAATATCTGCCCATGTTGTTGCGGCTTTTTCGCTGCCATTATAAAAGGCAGTAATGTCATCATTCAGTTCAGCAAATTGCTTGGTATAACTATCTTTTACAGTGCCTTCCGGTATCTGCTTAATCATTGCACCAAGATTGCCGGTCTTCATTGCCAGCGATGTCACTCGGTCGTTGTTGGGGCTAGTCTGCAGCATCGCGTCCTTGCGGATCTTAGTGGAGATTTTCTTAATCTGCTCATCAACAGAGTTGTTAATCAGCTCCGCAAACTGGTCCATGTTTACCTCGTCGGTCATGGTTTTCAGTTTGGCAAGGTCCGTCATGCTGTCCGTAATGCTCTTGGCTGCATTCGTTAGGCTATTAAATACGGCAGTAATTTCCGCAAAGCCATTCACAATGTCAGTCTTGGCCTTTTTAGCATCAACTGTACTTTGCTGTGCCTTGGCAAGTTTTGCATCAAGGCCGCTGGTATCTTTCAGCGTAGCCAGTGCCTGACTCAATGCTTCATCCAGTGTTGCCTTAAATCGCTGAGTGGCTTCTGCTACTGCTGCATCAACTTTCGGCGTCACCGTCTTGCCGTTCTCATCTTTTGGCAGTTCAACACTGTTAATGGCACTCAGCTCACCAATCGACTTCTTGTAGAAATCAACGATGTTGTTGATAAAGTTCCCAAGCTTGCGATAAGTTGTCGCATTCTTGCTGCCATCAATCTCTGCCACTCTGTCCAGGTTTTCCTGTAACCCTGCTGCAATGTTAGCATAACTGGTAAACAGTCGCTTCAATCGGTTCCCGGCGTTCACAAGAGTCTTTACACTAGCATCAATCGTGCCGCTGGCCTGCGCAGCTTCGCTCAGCGCGGTGGTAGCCCGGCCAACCTTTTCGCCGGCATTATTCAGGGTCGCACCAACAGTTTCCATCTGGGCAGAAAGCTCCTGTGCAGCGCTCTGTTGCTGTTTTGCCGCATCAGCCGTTGTAGTCGCGGTGCGCTCGCCAGTGGTTTTATAAGCCAGAATAATAGCGTTTACTTCATCAGATGCCGCAATAATCTGCGCTGCTTTTTCAGCAAACCCATTAGTCGCAGCGCCAATCTTGGCAAACTTGGTAAACACCGTGTGGATTTGAGTGCTCGCCTCATTCGCTTTTGCAGCACTGGCAGCCACATCATCCATGCTGTCAGTTTCAGTGACGGCTTTCTTTCCACGCTTGGCCTTGGTTACGGTTCCGTTCATAAGGCCAGCGTTGGTCTTTATGTCAGCTAGGGATTCACTGTACTGCTTAAAAGTATTGTTCAAGGCAGTTGCAGCCTCAATCATGGGGCGAGTCGCTTCTTTTGCTCCGTCTGCACTGGTAGCCGCCGTTTTCAATTCGGTCGTAATGACGCTAATTGAATTACTGGCATTGGTGATAGCATTTTTAACCGCGTCCGCCGCTTTTTCTGCGTTCAATACCAACTGCTGCAGCTTTACAGCTTCATCAACCTCGGTAGTATCCGCTTTCTGCGTCTTTTTGCCGCCGCGCTTTCCTTTGGCCGTTTTATCTTCCTTGGTTAAGCTGGTCAAAAAGGCCGTCGAGATTGCCAAAGTTTTATTGATGCTCTCAATGGCCGCATTAAATTCAGCAGCTTTTGTTTTGGTCGTTTCAAGCTTCGGGTTGCTCTCTGCCACAGAATTAACGAACGCAGAAACTTTATCCAGAACATCTTTTACCTTGCTTGGGTTAATTGCCGAAAGCGTTTCAAGCAAGGTTTTCGCATCATCAGCCTTGTCTTTACCGTCTGTAATACCGGTTACCTCAGATTTCAATTTTGAGATTTCATCCGCAATCTGCTCTTTTTGCTTAACTAGAGTTTTAAGGGCATTGATGCTATCTTGGGTTGCTTTTACGATAGCCTTTTCAGCTTCCAGAGTTCCCTGCTTAGCTACGGTAATTTCCAGCTGAGCATCCTTCATTTTATTAAGTTGCTCAACAATATACGAACTGGTTTCTTTTACGCGGGTATCGATCTGTTCGTCGTTGAGATCAACATTAAGCTTAACTTTATTGTCAGGCTGCTCCGCTACCTCATCATATTTTTGCGATAACTCTTTGGTTTTTTGCTCAATCTCTTTGCCGATGTCTTCCGTAACAGAATCTACATTTTCGATAGCTTTCTTCCTTACATTGTCAGGTAAAGCCCCGATCACATCTGCCATCTGTGCAAAAAGAGCTAGATATTTTACAGCAGCCTTTTTAGTTGCTTCTTCAGTATCAGCAGAAATAACCTCTTTCGCTGTAGCGGCAAGTTTATCTTTCAACCCATTAAAAGCTTCACTGATTTTATCAAATGCTTTATCTGTAGTTGTTTCTACATCATGAGTAGACACTTCTGCAATTTCACCGTATTTTGTTACAATTTCCGCAATAGCTTCCTTGGTAGCATTTTCATCATTTGCTATATATTGTGCAAGTAACCCATTGTCACCAGCACTGATAACTTCAGAATATAAATCTAAAATACTTTTAATGCTAGATTTACTGCTGTTTTGGATATTGTCAATGACAGTTTTTACTTTCTCAGAACCCTCATTTAGCCCCTCTTCAATAGCATTAAACCCGGACAATACACTATTTTTTATATCATCTTCAGATTCCGCGCTAAAAGAAATGTCTGTGACGATTGCTGCAATATCTTTTTGAACGGGTTTTAATGACTTTATGCTATTTGCTGCAGTGTTATTGTTTACACCCTCACTACTAGAAATAACTTTATTAAAATCAGAAACGGCTGTGCTTAATTCTACATAAGCGTCTCGTTCACGATTAAGGTTTTTAATAATAGCTGAATTATCGATCTTACCCTTTTGTGTTGAAGTCAACTGAGTTTGATCATTTAGATTTTTTTGAGCGCTTGTTTGTTTATTGATTGCGTCAACAGCATTTTTTCGCTCTTGGGCACTTTGGGCCAACAGATTTACATTTGTGATCAGTGCCGCCTTTTCACGCTCCTGGGCTTGACGAATGACTATAGTAGCCTGTTGTGCGCTTTCAGCATAGGAATCCATTTCTTTTTTAACTTTCTCCATGCTGTTCTGTAATGTACTGGCTACCGTCTTGCTAATTTTCGTCAGTTGCTTTTCAAGGCTCTTAGGATCAATCTGTACATTAAACTTTTTGTTTTTCGCAATCTCATTCAGCTTCCCCTGCACACCACCGCCGTCAGGTTCCACTTTTACCTTAATACTTAAATCTTCCGCCATATACTTTCCCCCTTACGGTTCGGCTCAAGCCTTCAAAGGCCGATTCTTTTCAAATCAGCCGCTCAAGACAAGAGCCGAAGCTCTCGTCGCGTTAGTTATCAGGGAACTGCTCTTTTATGGCTTTCACAATCTCTCCATGTACGGCACTGTTCCCATCTGCGATTTCTTTTGCCGTGTTTGCCACAAACGGGCGCGGGTGCAAATAGGCCGCATCAGGTGGCGAACCCCAAATGTTTTTCACATCGCCCTTCTCCACCATCTCAGCAAGCGGTGTATTGGTGCCGGTTTTGTACTGCCCACCAACGGCTGATTCATTCGGCACACCAATATCCTTTACCGTAAGCACATGTTCTCTTACGCTGCTCACCACGCTGCTGTCGGCTTCCAATGCCCCTTCGCCCTGGCCGCGGCGCTCATATACTTTTGGCTGGTATACATCCAGTACATCTTCCTGGATATGCTTCTTCAAACAATTCTCCACAGCCGTTTTCGCCCCGCCATTCAGTGCCAGGTTAATTCGCCGCTGCAGTTCCAGTTCCAGCCCTTTCTGTGTGCTTACCGTCTTGGCCATTTAACTCTCCTTGCCGTTCACAACCTCAATCTTCACGGGTGGCTTCTTTGCGGGCTGCTCTCCTTCACGCACTTTCTTTACCAGATCGGCCAAAAATTCCTGGTCTCCCAGCTGGCTCAAATTCCCTGCAATCTCTGCAAAGGCGTCTGCAATCCGGTCAAGCGGGTCCGGGTGGTTGATCGCATCAAATACCTTCATGTATTTTTCTTTCCGGTCTTTCATCTCGGCTTCACATGCCTCATAAAGTCCCGCTGTGACCACCGCAATATCCGGGTCTTCCACAATCTCAACGCCCTGTCTGCTGTAAACAAAGTCGCACATCTCATCTGTGTCCATCTTGTCCAGCTCCGCTTCCGGGGCAAAAAAGGTAATCACCGCAATGCGCCAAGCATAATCAAACAGCGCGTAATACTGCTTGCCGTCCTTCTCGCACATGTCGCAAACAAAATCCACAAATCGGATTCTGTCGCCCACACGGATGTTCTTCTTAATTTCCATAAAAAACTCCTTACAAAAAAATAAAAGCCCGCCACATCTTTCAGGGGCAGGCCAGCTTACAGCGTGTCATAATCAATCCACCCACCACGCCGTTTACGGTACACAATCCAGCGCAAATGCTCATCCGGGTACAGGTAATCAAACATCTTCCGCTTCATCAGTGCCACAGTGTCTGGGCATCCTTTGGTGTCAATTACCTCTGTCGTGCCGTCTTTATACTTCAACCAAAAATCAGCCACATAGTTAATGGCTCGTACCGTCTCCATTCTTCCCCCACGTTCCTTGCGGTACTTTGGCTGTAGCTCATAGGGTTTCTGCAGCTGATAATCCACAATCTCTCCGCTGGCAACCCCCGGCAGCACAACATCCTTGTAATATTTCATCTCAAGTTCAGAGTCAAACACAATCCCGTCATAGGTGCGTTTGCTCTTGTCACGGCTCACATTATACTTGCTTCGTCCGCTTATTTGCACAGCTCAATCTTCCCGTCTGCAATCTTGAACTTAACCACATCGCCAACGGTATAGCCGTCTTTCACCGGCACCTGGTAGCCGTGCCCATCACATTCAAAACCCATGTAGCCGCGTTCCTTGCTGTAGTATACAACCACGCCCTTCAGTGGGCGCACCTGGCGCTTCAGGGGCACTTTAGGCGGGGCAGCAGTTTCAACAGGGTTAATCTCTACATCGGCAATACCGCCAGTATTCTTGTCTTCCATGCACGCTACTCCTTTCGTGTTCTAAAAATGGAGGAGCTTTTCGCTCCCCCACGGATCAAACATCACAATCCAAGCCTATATAATAAGGTAGGGATTTGCGTTGATCACTCCATAAAGTTCATGTCGTAAATGTCGCCGTCCTGGTTGGCCATGCAGTCAAAGGTGATAGAAACAGTGGTCGGATCACCAGTGTTCTGGAAAGCCAGGCTGAAACTTGCCTGCGGCTGAGCCTTGTAGTAAACCAGCTCGCACTGCACAATCTCGTCGTCCTCGGTCTTGAACGGCATCATACCGTGGATCTCAAAGGCACGCGGGAATGTGTCAGAATCAAACTTGACAGTCTGAACACCATCGTTCTTGTCGTAGAAGTAATAGGCAATATAGTTCTTGCCGTCCTGCAGGCCAGCGCCAGTAACCTTCTTGTCAGTTGTAGTAAGATCGCTGATCTCAGTGCCAGCGTCGTCAGAAACAGCAAAAACCTGCACAGTGCCGGCCTTCGGGGTCTCACTCAGCTCAATGCCGTCAGTGGTGGCGGTCAGTACCTCGCGCTTCATAATCTTTGCAACCTTGCCAATGTCCTGGCCACTCAGCAGGGCAAACAGCTTAACAGGCATGATCTGGGTATCAACCTTCAGGGTGCCTGCACGCTCGCCATCAAAGCCAACACGGTTCGGTGCGCCCTGGCCGCCCTTTGCAAACACGCGGTTTGCGGTAAAGTCAGTGGTGGTCACGTTGGCAAAATCAATGGGCAGAAAAACTTTCTTGGTCTTGTAATCAAGCAGAACCAGATCAGCAACTTCACGGTTCGCCATATTCGGATTTACAGCCATATCTTATTCCTCCGTTATTATTTATCAGTTTCCATGTGTTTGTACCATCCGCCAAGGTCGTTCTCGCCACCCCATACGGCATAGTTCATGTCATGGATCTCATTTTGTTTTTTTATATTCTGACGGTTAAAAGTGTCATGCACCTGGTACACCGTCAAATCATAAATATTCGTATAATTCAGGCTGTTATGGTTTGTCGCCAGCGCAGAGATGATGTTCCCCAACTCCAAATCAGGGTTACTCTTATACCCTTTTCGTTTCGATTTTTCATATTCAGCCTTTTTCTTTTGGAATCGTTCATAAAACTTGCGGGCAGCCTCATTTTTGAACTTCAAGTTTTCCTCCCGCTTCTGGTCTATGTACGCGGTTTGCAGGCAAATGTCGCAAATCTCTGCCCAGTTATCTCGCGTTATGGAACCATCAATCAGGATCTTATCGTCCACCTCAGTTTTATTCACCAGCACAGCATGGTGCGCTTCATCATATTCAAGCGGCGCATCAATAAAAAAGGCCAGTGCGGCAATCATCTCCGCCTGGCTTTCTTTGCTCATACTCAATAAATCAAAAGTGTTAATGGTGGCTTTTTCTTCCTCGCTCAAAGCTTCATACGGGTTCTCCTGCCCTGTTACCTTGGCAATGTCTTCAAACATCGCCTGCGGTGTCAGCAGCAAGGTACTTAGCGCAAACTGATAGCTCATATAGCCGCGCTTGTTAATGTCGCTCAGTCGGGGCGAGTGTACTCTGCCCACATTTTTCACCATAAAACCTTCGGGGTTCAGCAGTTCATAGTACGGTACTTTCACTTTGCGCCACCCATCTTGCGGTTGAACGCCATCACTTCGTATGTAATGCAGCGGCCGTAATAATTATTATTCGGCTTGTATACATCGTTGTTCAATAACCGTACCTTCCCAATTCCAAAATCTTCGCTGCCGTTCAGCAAACGGTCAACGTTCATGGCCAACACATCGGCCTTTGTCCCCAGCACGCCGGGGTGTCGGTAACTCTTCATTACCTTCTTATTGCAATAGGCAAAAATGTACAGGTACACTCTGTATGCCGTATCGCTCGGTGCCTTAGCCACCACGGTCTCCATGCACAGGTAGGTGTCCGCCGTTTCATTGATCTCCGGCACATACTCAAACTCGTAAATGTGTCCGGTACTAATGCTCTTATCGCCCAGTAGCATCTCGTCCGTGTCAGCATCATCGTCTACGGGTCCAAGCAGCAGGTTAATAATGGTGTCGTCCTGTGCCAGCAGGGCGGCTACTTTGTGTTTGTATTCTCCCAGCTCACTCAGGTTCATACGTCCACCACCTTCACTGCAATGCTGTCTGTGCTCTTGCCGTCCGGTGCCACAACCGTCAGTTTCACGGTAGCTCCATTCAGCGCGGCATTATCCTCTGCGCATACCCGGCAGCTGTCCCCAGTTACCCGGTTCCACTGCACACTGTTGGCAAGGTATACCTTTGTTTCAAGTGTTTTATCATCAACGCTCAGGCTCCAGGTGCATCCCGGCAGCGGCTTGCCATCAATCGTGGCCTTAAAAATCTTGCCGCGCCCGCAAATGCGCACTTTAGGTTCGCCCGCGTATTTAATAACCACTTCGCCGTCCTCCGGTGCTTGCTTTACCTCCTGGTAATCGCATAGCATCTTTTCGGCGTTATCCTGTTCTTCCACATGCTGGTCCTGTTCAAGGTTCAAAACCAAAAATCCCGTCTGGGCGTCATTCCAGTCATAGCGTTCTGTCATAGCGTCCACACAGGTCACACGGTAAGTTTTAGGCTTGCCATTGATCTGCTCCATCATCAGGCGTTTCCCCACATCCAGCAAAGCCGATTCCTCATCATACGGTATTTTCACCTGGAATTCGCGGCTGGAAATGGTCATGTATACATCTTCGTTCAGGTTGGAAAAATACGGCTTGTCCACAACCGCCCACCGGGTAATAATTTCCCCGGTCTCATGGTTCTGCCACTGGATGCTCCGGTTACACAGCTCAATTTTACCGCGCACGGTTATTTCATCGTCCGCATCGCGCTCTGTAATCAGCCAATGGCTTTTACTAAACAGCATGATTTTTCCAATCTCAAAGTTGTCGCCCGGCATTGTGCGTATAATCTTCTGGTTTGTCACCGTGCTGCTAATAATCATCATGTGGTGGGGTACCCCCTCAATCTCTACCTCTTTATAGGCAGGGGAATCAGGCCCCATTCTTAGCGTGTCCCGTTTGCTCTTTTCAACCATCCGGTCACGCCGCGTACTTCCGTGCCTGCCAAGCATAGCAGCATATGTCTCATAGTTCATACGCTACCACCTCACTCAGTCAAACTCGAAATTTCCCCATTGCGGAAAGAGTATAGGTTAATCTCCTTCATCTGCTGCCGCTCTGTCGTGGTCAGCAGGGTCGTCATCTTCTCCAACAGGTTGGCTGGCGAAAACAACGTAAAATCCTTTGTGCTCAATCCGTTCTGCAATGCGTCTGTGTTATAAACATACTGGCGCACAAAATGCACAATCATGCCCAGTGCCAAAATATCCTTCTCGCGGTTCGTCAGCGTAATGTTGAACTCCAGCAGGTCATCTTCCCTGTCATTCAGGTCCTGTTTGCACACATCCTCAAAATCGCTGATCGCCATCTTCAAAAGATCCAGCTGCATTGCTTCTCTTGTCACCGCATCGTAGTCCAGGAACTCATAGTTGCGGACTTGGCCACGGTAACGCTCATAAACTTCCTCGTATCTTGTGCCCATTGGCCCGCACCATTCCTCTCATTATTCTTCGGTTCCGCCGATCGTCACAATCTCAACGCCGCTCTTGCGGGTTCTGGGTTTCTTGGGTGCCTCCAATGCAACGGATTCTTCCAAATCGCAATCCAGCACATCGTTCAACGCTTTAATCATGGCACGGCTGTCCAGCTGGTCTGCCTTCAGCATCTCCTTTGCGCGGATACGGATGCTGTCGCGCATCCCCTCGCTCATCTTGGGCACCTTCTCGCGGATCTCATCCGGGGTCCACTTAAATACCTCGTCAAAGTTCTCCGTGGTCAGCGCATTCTTGTAGTAACGTTCCACACCCAGTTTGCGCAATACATTGGCATCCTCAATCAAAATCCAGTTATCACGGAAAAACCGCGGCTGGCTGCCACGCATTACAAGCAGCTCGGCGTAGTCCATCTCCTGTACCTCGCCAAACTCGGTCCACTCAACGGTGTAGCCGGGGTTGCGGGTCGAAGCATAAAACAAGTTGCCATGGGTGCCGTTCTTGCATTCCACCATGGTCTCATTGGTAATCTTCGCAGTTGCCAAAACATACCTCCAAAATATTCCTTATATAAAAAAAAGAACCCCGCCTTGCGGCAGGGGTATCGTTCAGCTCAAAATCAGGCAAACTTGTAGCTGCCAAAATCGCGATCCAGAATAATGGAAATACCGGTACGCTTGGTCATCAGGAATTCCTGGGTCAGGTCGGCCTTGTTCATCGGGTCGCCCATCAGCATGGTAACTTCACCCTCGGTAACGCGCTTCACGGGCTTGGTGTCACCGGCAAAAATGTAAACAGTGTCGTCAGGCAGAATGAACTCAGTAGAGCCGATCTTGTGGCGCTGCTTCATCGCAACCATCTGAGTGCCGGCAATGTGGCCCAGGTAGCCCATGCTGTACAGGTCGCTCTTGGCCCGCTCACTCATGGTAGCAGTGGTAATCTTGCGCAGTGCCTTGCGGGTGCCAACAATCGTAGCGGTGTCGCCGGTAGAAGCCTCAATGTGCTCAATCAGGTCCAGCAGCTTGTCCTCATTGTAAGAACCACTCTGGGTATAAACGGGGTCCAGCTTGGTGAACATGCTGGTCCATGCCAGATAAGCGCTGTCCAGATCGTACTGGGTAAAGCTGCGGCCAACAGTGTCAACCAGGTCATTAAAGTCAATACGGCCAGCCATCACGCGGTTCATTTCCTCGTAAACCTTCACAGCACGCAGCTGGGTGTTCACGGTAATATCCTGGCCAGCTTCCAGGCGCTGACGGCGGATGCCCTGGGTGCCTTCAGCAATGTCGGCAACAGTCAGCAGGCACGGCTTGGTGGTATGGAAAATGTTGGTATCGCCAAGAGAGGTGTTGCGGTCCTCAATAAAATTGGTAAAGAACTCGTCACCCTTCAAGCCCTCTTCACTGACCTTTTCAATCAGAACTTCGGTAATAGCAAACAGGTTGCTGCACTTGCCGTCGCGGATATCCTTGTAGCTCATGCTGGTCTTGCCATTATTAGCCTCAATCATGGCCTGGCGCAGAACTTCCTGGCTGTCTTTCACGCTGTATTCGCCCAGGTGGCCATGGTAGCCATCAACGGCCAGCTTAATCAGTTTCTCATCCATGTTAATACTCCTTTACATATAAAGATAGGTGCAGCCATAGGCCACACCAGTAATTAGTTATAACTAACTCGCTGATACAAAAAAATCAGGCGATCACATCAACGATGTAATAGGTATACTGGCCATCGCCAAAGCCAACCTTCACAGGGTCGCGCTTGATCACACCAAAAACATTGTCAGCAGAAGCATCAGCCTCAATTTTCAGCTTGGTAGAACCAGCAGCAAAGGCAACAAACTTGCCCTTTTCGGGGGTACCGTCAAAAGCTTCAGCAGTAACGCGGAAAGAATCAGCGCCGGCAACCAGCAGGTAAACGCGAACAGGCTTGCCAGCTTCGTTCTCCCACTCGGTCAGGTAATGGGTGCGGGTCTCATCATAAAACAGCTCAACGCCGGCAACCATGGCCAGCATAGGGCGCTTGGAATCAGCAGCAGGTGCTTCAGCCTTGTAGGTTTCGGGGCCGATCGCATCACCAATCACAACAATGTTGCCATTATCAATGGCGGCAGGGCTGCCATCCTTGTAAAAAACAACACTCTTCAGGTAGGCAGCGTTGCTGGAACCAACCAGCATATCGGTGCCAACAACAGCATGTTTAATGTTAGCCATAATATGTAACTCCTTTTTTTTACTCTTTTGTATGCAGGTAACGTTCAAACAGGTCGCCATAGCGCTTCTCTGTTTTCTGGGTGCCATTCACGCCAAACCGTACCTTGTTTACCTCGCCCTTCTTTTCTTTGGGCGGAACATAACTGAACTCAGCGGCCTTCTTGCCCAACAGCTTGTAGCAAGCATCTTCCAAAACGGTAAACTCCATCGTCTTGTTATCTCGCAGCTTGGCATAATCAGCATCGCCATCCAGCTTCTGATCCATAACGGCAAACAGCTGTTCGCGTTTAGCGCTCTCTTCTTCTTTGGCAGCAGCAGCCTCGGCCGCAACGTAAGCATCATATTTCGGCTTCATCTCGTCATACTCTGCTTTCAGTTCGCTGTACTGCTTGTTGGCGGCCTCCAGTTTTTCGGTCTGCTCTTTGGCCTTGTCGCCCATTGTGCTGTATAGCGCGGGCACGCCCATATCGGCACTGCCTTCATCCCAGGCTTCGTACTTTACCTTCATGCGTTTCTTGCTGGCAAAATCAACTTTCACGTTGTCGCCATCCATGGTAAAGGTAAAGCTGTAGATCTTCCAATCCTGGCAATCCATCACAACGGCAAGATCATCCTGCACATCCTGCAGCCAATAGCGGCTCACTTCATAGCCCCACGGGTCAATCATGGTTTCAGCGCTAATGGCCTCGTTTACTTCGTTCAGCTTGTCGCACAGGTTCAGGCTGTAATCCGCAGCAGGTTCTCCGCCTTCCGGTTCCGCAGCGGGTTCCGGTTCTGCCGGGGGTTCGGGTTCTGCAGGTTCAGCAGCAGGCTCTGCAGCCAGCTCACTTTCCGGTTCACCCTGCGGATCTTCCGGCTCGGCAGATTTTGCCGCAGCCATCTCTTCACACTTCGCTTTCAGTTCCTCAATGGTAATTTCCTCCAAAGAGAACTCCAGCGTAGAAGCGTCAATGCCGTAAGAAGCCAGAATTTCTTCTTTTTCTTTCAAGCAATCGTCTCCTTTCGCAAAATTATCTATCTGAGCCTCCTTGGAGGATTCAGATCTCTGTAAAGCTGTGTATTCCGCCAGCATATCCTTAACCTGGCTCGCAATCGTCGCGGCGGTAAAATTCGCCGTAACTGTGCTGCCCGTCATTGCTGGTCGGATTTGCGGGTCAGTGGTGGAAAGCACGCAGCAGCCATCAAAATCAAAATTCTGCACAACATAGTAGCCGTCTTTATCCACATAGCCTTCCATGTTGGTGATCTCCATGCTCTGCCCTTTCACCACATCCCGCTCAAAAATCCCACAGGAATCGTCAAACTTGGTCCACAGCAACCCGTCAACGCGCAAATATTCCCGTGTTTTTCCTGTGCCGTCATCCCGGCTTACCCAGCGCGGGTTGCAGCTCTCCGGTATTACACCGTAAGCGCTGCCGGCATATACATATCGAATCCCGTCCTCGTCCACAATCAGCTCATGTTCGTGGCCCTTAAAATCAAGCTCATCATCGTCATTCTGCTCAATGTATCCAAGGATCGGGGTATTCGCAATACTCTTTGCTGCCCGGTCAACTACCTCTTTTTCAAACCGCGATCCGTTCAGGTTGCCGCCAGTATGCAGCACATCAATCGTCACGTTAATAAAACGCGCATCTTTGCCCATCACTTCTCCGGTTTTTTCAAAGGTAATTGGCAGGCGGTTCAACCGCTCACTCACATCCAATCACCCCGTAAACTAAAAAAGGCCGCTTGCATAGCGGTCTCTCAAAAGTAATTTCGTTTTTTCTGCTGTGCGGCAAACTCCTGCACAGCCTTCAAATCATCGTTGTCAAGTTCAAAAATATATACTGTATGGCCGCCACTGTCGCGCTCTTCCCGTACCAGCTTCTTTTTCTGGCGCAGCAAATATAGTACCATGTCACGGCCGCGTACTTTAACTTCACGCTTCATCGATCAATCAGCCTCCTGTCGCCAGGTCTTCCTCGCTGCTGTTTTCGCCTGCGTCTGTCAGCGCCTTACCCTCACTTGCATTGGTGGGGCGTCCGCCTTCATCTGTCGCGGCATTACTGTCAGCAGCGCTCTGCGTATTGGAGCTTATCAGCGGTACCTCATTGGCTGACAGGTTCAATACCGTGTTTTCCAGGTACTGCATGTTCTCCATATCGCTTGGGCTGTATCCGCTTGTCGCCATAATGGCACTGCGCACCGGCATTCCGTACTGGCCATCTTTTACAAGACGGTCATGCACTTCCTGCCGGTTAAAATACGTCACATCTAAAATATTTACCTTAAACTTAACTGCCGTCGAAACACTCTTTAATTTACGGTTGATCCAGCGTTCAATTTGCCGCATCATCGCAAACACAATCATCTGGTCATTCACAGTAGAAAGGCTCAGCGTAGAGCTGCTGGGGTCTTCACCGCCACCAAACAAGATGTTGTTTACACCCGCCTGCTTCCACATCGAATTTTCGGCTTTTGCTACATCGTCACTGCCGCTTACAGCTCCACTTTTTTCAAAGTCCCAGCTGCTGATCTTCATCGGACTCATAATCGCGCCAATGTTCTCCGGCAGCACGTTGCACAGCATGTCGTAAAACTCTTTGCACAGGTCGTAGTCAATCAAAAATGTACCGTCATCCCCCACCGGGATCTCCAGCGCCAACGCCTTGTAATTATTCACTTCACTGGCATCTTTACTGATCGCCCGATAGTCTTCAATATCCGCCAGTGCGCTGAACAAGCTCACAAACGGCGGGATCGGCACATACGTCTGCTCGTTTACTTTCAAACAGATAGAATTTTCACTTGACAACTCCTGCCACTTCAAGCCGGAATCCTTCTGGTACGCACTGTACATCGTGGTAAATTCCGGCGGAAAATTTGGCAATCGCTCACGGTGGGAATCAAAGTAAGAAAAATTGAACGCAAAGTTGTATACACCATCCTCAATGCTGCTGATCTTGCAATAGTCTGCATCCAGCTGCTGGAATGTGTAGCTGTCGTTCGTTTCCCATGCGTATCCGTAATACACATCATCACGGAACGCCACCATCAACGCCCGGCTGAACTCGTGCCGCAGGTTCATCTTTTCCAACTGTGCCGTCACCGCATAGTAACCTTTTTTGAATTTTTGCAGGTTCACATTCTTGGAATAATCAACGCCATACGGCACCACAATGTAACTGAACGTGCTCATGTTGGCGAAATACTGGATCAGCCGCCTGTAATAGTTCGAAATATTGAACAGGTATTGGCTCATCTGCCGCAGCTGCACTTCATAGTTGGCCGGGTTCGCCAAATAGGTAACAATCTGGCTCTTGGTGTACTTTTTATAAGTAGGGTTGTAGTCGCGGTTATTTTCCAGGTCGCGGATCTTCACGTTTGCCAGGTTCGCATATCGCACCTTACTCATAAATTCCGTCAATGGCACAAAGCTTTTCTTGCCGTCCGGGCTGATCATGGCGACCTTTTTCTGCTGTATTTCTTCCATATAGCCGCCTCCTTAATGCCGCAGTCTGGGCGCTCTAAAGTTTATTTCAATCTTCTTATTGCGCATAAAGTTTTTACTCATCATGCGTTCAACCTGCAGCGCAATGTAATAGTTGTAGCTCAGGCTGCTGTAACGGTCCTTGCGTGCGCCGGGCTTCTCATGCACACGGATCAAATTATTCGTTGCTTCATATTCCAGGTTCACCAGCTCATTTACAGCCAATCCGGTATTGATGTACGGCATCTGCAGCGCCATCTTCTCCATGGGTGAAAGCTTGTCGTAACCTTTAATGTTCGCCCGCAAAATCTCTTCGCAGTCATATTCGGATTCCAAAAACCGGATTCTCCCCTGTTGGATTCCGCTTCGCAACGCAATTGTCACGTCATTATTAAACTGGCTGTTGCCCATGATCGCCCAAATCACCTTGGGTGCCGTCTTGTCGGGGCACCGCTCCTGGAAATCCGGGTTATTGCAGCAGTTCAGCGGTGGGTATGTCTCGCCCGTCTCTGGGTCATAGCACTCGTGCATCAGCAGATCCATAATGGGAGCACCAAGGCCCTTTGCGTCAATGCCAATGTAGTCACACTCAAAATACTTAAAGTAACGGCGTAGCTTCAGCACCAAATCCTGCGTAATAATACCCTCGCAGTTTTCGGTGTACACCATGTTGCTGGTACACTTGCCTGTACTGTCTGGCACCAAACTGTTCAAAAAGATGCTTGTGGCGTCATTATCGCGGCGCTTAGAACTCATCAGGGCAATATCAACCGTCAAAATCCGCTTCTCACCAGTCTTCTTGGCCGGCAATTGGCAAGCCGCCTTATTGTTCAAAATCATGTTTGGCGCATAGAACGCTTTTATGATCTTGCGCTGCTTGTTAATGTCGTCAAAGCTAAATAACCCGCCGTCTGTCGTGCCAATAAACAGCGCCTCATTTTCCATACGGAACCGTATGTCAGAAAACGTCGATTCTGTCATCTCGTCTTCTACCTGGCTCTTCAGCAGCAGGTTTTCCTTAATACTCATCTGGTACGGGAATCGGAAACAATAGTAATTTTTCGTGGTGTCAAACATGTTCACAAAGTAATCCTTGCACAAATCCCATGACCAGTGCTGTTCAAACCATGCAGAGCTTAGGTACATCTGCTGGTTGCGTTCCGCCAGGTGGGCATACTTGGGGTTATCCATGTAGCCGGGGTGGCGGATATAGTTCAAAAACTTCTTCAAAACCAGATCCAGCACTTCCTTGTCAACCATACGGTACTCGTCAATAATCAACAGGCTCGCACGGCCGCCACGGGCAGTATCTGCGGCGGTCACAACCTCAATCACGCTGTCATTGCGGAAGGTTATCTTCGCCACACTCTGGTTTATCGTTATATCTTTTATCTCACTACGCAGTAATGGGCTTCGCGGCACCAACTCCTGCTCAATCTTTTTCAGTACCAAGCTGCCCTGGTTTCGCGTTTTGCTCGCAATCACAATCAAGCTGCCTGGGTACAAGATCGCTTTCCAACAGCAGAAAATTGCACATAGGAACGTCTTGCCTAGCAATAATGTTATCCTACCGGCTTTTTATCCGGTAGTTCTTATGGTTTCCCATAAGTCCAGCATACATTTTCACCCTCTAAGGGTGCCGGGCACTCGTGGGCGGGTTATATTCTGTCAGTAACAGGTTCACCGCCTATGCGTTACAATACCTCCTTCTATTAAAAAGGTAGGTTATCTCGGTATTAGCATTTTACAGCCTCTACCGATTTTGTCCGGTTCACTCAAGCTGGTTTCCCAACCTGGGGGCCTAGTGTTGACCACGCGCCGCTATAAAACAAAAATTTGTGCATAGCGCCATGCAATAAATCAAAATCTGTTGGAACATCTTCAGGTTTACGTTCAAATAATCCTTGCAAAACCTCTGCGGGTTCGCCCGGTAAAAGCTGGCCCACAGCGCCACGGCATTCATAATCCGGCTTGTCTTATCTTCCGTAACCTCTCTTGCAGTTTTCTTCACCATTCAAGCACCACCTCACTCTCCGGGGGTGCCAAAAATAGCGTTGCGGATACTCTCGTTCTCTTCCTCTTCTCCGCCGGTATATTCGGGTCGGTGCGCCGTATAAGGTGCCATGCCTTCCTCGTATTCTTTCTGCCACGGGTTCTTGATTTTGAACAGTTCCATCATTGGCCCTGTCACCCAAGTACGGAAATATTTACCAATCCCATCCACATCCCGCCATTCGGGCGCAGCTTCCGGGATCGGCTTTTTGTCTTCCCACTTTTTAATCAAGGTGCCAAAGGTGTTTGCCTCTGCCAGCGCATTATCGTTCGTCTGGTTTGGCTTAATATTGGCGCTGCCCAGCAGGTTCTGCAAAGTATCACTGGCCTCTTTTACCTTCTTGGTGTCACCCGTCTGGTATGCCTTGGTCAGCATAATCTGCGCCATACTGATCGCTTTGAACAATTCTTCCTGCGCCTTGGTGGAGCACTCATACCGGGTAATCCAGTCCTTGTACTCATTGTCCAGCCGCACATACTCGGCCTCGTTGAACCCTGGCCCCCAAAACCCAACCATGCGCTGGCTTACCTTGCCGCCGTTTGGTCGTGTCTCGCTGATATCGCTCACATCATTGATCACCCGCCCGTTGATTTCTTCCAGGTAGGTATCAAAGGTCTTGCCATGGTTCTGGGTCATGTTGCAATGCCTGATCCAAGCTGTCATCCGGCTTGTGTTCGGGGCATGCTTTGCCGTGCTTTTCAGCAGGCCCTCGCTGTAATAAATGTCAAACAGCATGCACACCCGTTTCATGGCCTCATCCTCATTGCCCAGCGCCTGGGTGTAATGGTCAACCAGCTTGTCCATGCAGCTTTTGCATACCGGGAAGTAATGGTTGTTCCCTCGCCACAGCTCGCTTTGCGCAGGGGAAAAATTATCCTTTTGGTGCATGAACCGCTTGCCGCAACAGGCGCAAACAAAATACGCAGGCCCATCGTCCTCTGCCATCATGCGGCGGATCTTGGCCTGCGCTTCTGCGTTTTCTCGTAAAATTGTAGCTTTATTTTTAGAGCCTTTCGGTCTTCCGGCCATGTTCAGTCACCCGCCTTATCGGCGCGGTTCCCGTTCTCATCATAATCACGGAAGTTGTTCCGGCACTCGTTCCAAAACTCCACCACATCCATCAATTTCTGGCTGCGCTTAAACACACAGTAGCTTGTCTGGGTAATGGGGTTTATCTGCCGGCTCTCATAGCTCAAACCAAACGCCTTCAAAAAATTCGTAAGCCGCGCCGAATAACTGCAAAAGTATTCGGGCTGCTTCTTCTCATACTCACCCACTCTAAAGACCATCCCCTCTCATCAAAAAATCCCACGCTCTAATCCAGCGTAATATCGTAACAGCAGTCCACGCCGTAAGCATTCACCACCAGCACGTTCTGCTCCGGTTTATTTCGCAATCTCTTATCCATGCAGTAACTGTCCGCGCCATCCACACAGCCGCTTTCGTATACTTTCGTATCGTATACAGTCGTCAGGGCATTGGTGTGGCGGTGTCCCATCAGCACAATGTTAGGCTTATCACCTGTCATCATAGTCAAGGTCTGTACCACGCTGCCCGGTGTGTCTTTGTCGCCATGCACCGCGTATACAAGCCGTCCGCGAACCATAAAGTCCGCAATCGTCTCGTCAATCGTATTCTGGTAGGTTTCTACATTGCCAAGTGCCGCACAGCGTGCGCCCACAATATAAGTCACAAGCTTGTCCAGGTATTCACCGTGCTGGTTATCCTCCTTGGCGGGGAACACCCGGCTATGGTTGCCCGGCACACTATAAATGTATACACGTTCAAACATACGGCTCAGTTCGGCCACAAACCAACTCACGGCTTCCCCGGCGCTGATCACCTGGTCCACCACATTCTCGTTGTTTTCCAGCCGGTTGTTCAGGTGGATCTCACCGTTTACCAGGTCTCCGCCCAGCACCAAAAAACAATTCTGGCCATTGTGGCGCTGCTGGATCACATACACCTTTTCTGCATAACGCTTCAGCCGGGCACGCAGTACCTGTTGGTCAAAGCTGTTGTAAAGGTTCTCAATCTTAACTCCCGCATGCAGATCGGTCAGGTGAACAATCAGATCGGTCGTCAGTGCTTCTGTACTAACTACCCCAATGTGTTCAAAAGTCTCTGGCTTATAAGCGCTGAATCGCCGTTCAATCAGCTCTCGCATGCTCTCTCCACGGGCTTGTACCCGCATCAGACGGCTCACTTCATTGCGCTCATCCCGCAGCTTGATCTTTTCTTTCTCCAGCTCGCGGCGCTGCTCTTTAATCTCGCCCAAAATCTGCTGGGCGTCACTCAGGTTAGTTTCACTGGCGTGCGCCAGAATGTTGAACGCCTTCCAGTTCTTGCGGTATACGCACTCATCCTTGTCCTGGCCCAGCTCTTTATTGATTACATCCGCCACATCGTCCCAGGTGCCAATCTGGTCCTTGGCAGCACAAATGCGGTAGATGTATTCATTGTCAGTTTCCTTGGCAAGCTTGTGCAGTTCAAGCATTCACGTCACCCCGTGTATTCACAATTCCGGTGCGGCGCTGGTCACGCTCCATCTCAGCCAAAGCTTCCTGCGCAAAATAGTTGTTGGGCAAAGCCTGCAGTACATACGGCAGCTCGTCCACCATCGTCTTGTTCACGGTCGTAACCATATGCACACCGGGGAACTTCTTGCGCAACATTTTTGCTTCTTCCTTAGAAATAACAATCATCTTCAAAAATCTCCTTATAAAAAAAATAATCTGAGAATAAAAGAACCCCCGGCCATAATGGTCAGGGGCACTCCACCCTCTATAATCATATATAGGGGGTTTTCAGCTTCAAGCGTTACAAGGTATTATTTTTGCTTCTGTAGCGGGTCACGCGAGCCAATGTCTTGGCGTTTTTCTCCAATTCCGCGCAGGTCTTGCAGTAGTGTGTCTTGGCATTCCACGCAATCTCTTCCCCGCACTTTTCGCAGTACCGGTTGTCAAACAGCCCAATCTTTGCGCACAATTTATCCATATCCAACCGGTTGTTCTCTGCCGTCACATCCCAGCAGTAAACACCTTCGCTTTTGTGATCATAAAACGGATACTCATACAAACAGCCAATCCGCCCCGGACCCGGCTTGCAAATAATTCGGTTCAATATACCGCACTTGTCACTCAGCACATCCAGTTCCACCGGCGCTTCATAACCGTCCCACCAGTTCGCGCCATCAATATGTATCGCTGTCACATCTCGCCCAAAGCAAGAGCAAAACTGTTTGATCCTGTATCGGTTCATCAAATCCAGCGTGCCACTGCCGTTCAGCCGGCACATAACAATCACGCCAAGCAAAACCTTCACCTGTCGCTGCGTCAGCCCATAAGTACGGATCGCCAGCCGGATGTAAGTCAGGTCGCTCTCATAAAGGTAGATCTTGTCAACCTGCCGCAGTCCACACTTCTTCAGCTGTTTTTTCTTGTACTGCTGGATTAAGTCCAACCGGTCATACTGCCTTATGTACTTGGGGTCTGTATGGGCCAGCTGCATATCTGCACAAAAATCTGGCTCATACCCACTCTGCGCCAACAGCCGCCGTAACAGCCGCGGGCTTTCATTGTAATCGTCAAAATTATCCAGCAGCATCTTTTCATTGCAATAATAGCTGTAATACATTACCCCTCTCCTCCTTCAATCGGTTCAATGTTCAGTTCGTTGCCAACCGGCACCAGGGCATAACGCTTACCCAGGTACTCGTATTCACCGTCATCGCACAGCTGCGGCAAGCAAATGTTCACCTGCTGGATGTTCTCCACAATGCCGGTGCCGGCCACCACCCACATAAACTTCTTGCTGCGGCGGGGGTATTTCTGGTAGCAAAGCATCACGGCAATGTTGGCCAGTTCTTTGGGGTCAAGGCAAATCTCTGCACACCGGGCACGGAACTTGTTGTAGTACAGCTGCCAGTCAACCTCAAAGTTGGCGGCAAACTCCTTTGTAACGCCCTCAGCCTCCAGCTCATCTTTGAACCGGTCAAAGTAACGGCAATGGTATTCAGTCTCTGCCAGCTCGGCTACCGTTTTATTAAACTCAAAATAGATTTTTTCAATCGCATCAAAATGCTCCTGGCTAAATCCCACCTCCGCGTCAATCATAATTGTGTAATCAAACCCGTCACTCCTTTTGTGGCGCAGCCCGTCCGCCCACTTTTCAATAACCCAACACATCTTATTCATGTTGCTGTGGGCGCAGCTCAGGCGCTTCATCCGCTTGTAGTACGGGCTTGCATACTTCATAAAATACGGCAAAGGTCTGCCATACTTGGCAATCTGCCGCGGCACCGGGTACAACACACCCGTCTTTGCAAAATCGCATTCTTGCTTGTGGACTATATCATCATCTCACACTCTTGGCGTGTATGAGAGGCTGGCACTTCCACGCCGGATTTTCACCGGATCGCGTACATCCCTTGCGGGCTAGTCTCTTGACCTTCCTTATTATATGTATAAGGCTTGGCACAGGATTGTATCAAACCATGATAGTTTCCCTGTTAGCACACAGACAAAACGCCATTTCCTGCGTTTCCACATTTGTCCTGTGTACACCCTGCTCTTGCAGGTTCACCAGCTGTTTCCACTGCGCGTCACCGCACAGGGCCACCGATTCTTGATGGCTTTCGTTTTTCAATTACCCCGTATGTCACCATACAGGCCAGACTATCTCTTCCATGTTTCCATGGCCACGCGCTTGGCGTCCGGGCTATCATCTCCCGGCCTACAGGGCTACACTCATCACCCCTAGTCTTTACACCTTCAGTAATTACCAGTAACTGGCAATCAAAGCTTGGCACGGTATTGTCTTTACGCTGTATTGTAAAGAGTTTCACCGTTAGCCGCCCTTTAGGCGACACTGCTGATAAGGCATTCACGCGGTTTTACAACGGCGAAGCCACCGTTGGTTATGGAGAGCAGGTCAACATACCGGGCGTATGTTTCTTTCTGCTTCTCGGTTTTTGGTGTTTTGTTGTGGTAGCAGCTCGCGTAATTGGAAATCTCACCGATCAAACTCTTCAAGCTGCGCATAATGCACGCCGTGCGGTTCTGGATCGTGTCCTTCTCCGCCAGCGCAGTTACTTTATCTTCAATATCAATTACAATTTTTGCGTTCCTGTCCACACCCTTCATCATCAAAGGGCTGTCAAGAAGCAAAGTAAGATCTCCCATAAAAACCTGATGTACTTAATTGACAAAGTATTCAGGTTTTTCTCGACTATATCATATCCATGCCACACCGCAGTGTAGTTTAGGTCACAGCGCTTCCACAACGGGACTTTCACCCGCCATGTACTCTACTGACTCAACTTAACAAGTTGGTTTTCGATAGTCTGTGGATTTGACCGTCTTGTTCGAGTTTGTTTTGCTGTTCCTTCTGTTTACGCTCCCTCTTATCAGCAATAAATTTTGAGTGAGCATAAGCATCCGGCCACGGAATATTTAACGTGTTGGCGATTTCAAATGGACGCATACCATCAGCATACATTTGTTCCATCTGAGAAATTTCTTCACCTGTATACTTTCGTTCACCAGCTTTTTTATGTAAAACGGTAATACTATGAATGCAATTTTCTTTTGTTGTCATCCATTCCAGATTTGAAACCTCGTTATGCGCTTTATTTCCATCTTTATGGTTCACAACAGGTTTATCCATAGGATTTTCAATAAAAGCCATTGCCACAAGAACATGAACACGCTTTATTTTCTTCACTCCATCTTTACAAAGAGTGCAGATTTTATAACCATATGCATTCATTCTTTGAGCAACAAGAGACTCGTCTAAATGCTTAAAACGACATCCTTTACGCCCAGATCTCCAAGATCTTGCGTTGCGTTTTACACGTCCCAGGTTACTTACGCTGTAAAGTTCTTCATACCCTACAACGGGCATCCAAACTTCACCTTCTAAAGATTCAACCATCATCTTCACCTCCTTTTCTTTTATATTTTGCAGACGGTCAAACACCGGATTATACTTCGCAGTACGTCCCCGGTTAGCAGTTAATCAAACCATCATTTCCTATGGCTCCATAAAAATATGTATTAACCACACCATGATTTTTCATGTTCACTGTGTTTTATATCCGATCGTTTCCAATCGGTACGACAGAGGCTTCTCGCCTGATCGTAGTCGGCCCCGTTAAGCCGTTGCGGGGTAATACTCTTGCAATTAACAATCAACGTGTTCACCAACTGGCCGCAATATTTTTCCAGCAGCGGGTTGGTCACACCCTTCAGGATCACATGCTCGCTCTTGCAAATGTGCGGGTTGCGTTCAATTAGCCGTTCGCCAAGCGTTGTTCCTGTTCTGTCAAAACTGTAAAACTCATCCGCCTCCAGCGCCCCCTTCAAGGGTAGGCCGGCAATGTGTTCCATCAGCATAATCAGGTCAGGCACTAAGAACTTAAAGCTCCCGCGCAGCCACAACTTGCCGCACTTCATGTCATCCTTATATTTTCCAAGCAGATTGGTTATGTACTTTCGCACCCCCTCCTCTTTCAGCATCTCCGGGTTCTTCAAAATCGCCGCGCAATAATTATTCAGCGGTTTGTGCCGGTCAGCCAGCATGCCCAAAAAGCAGTAGGTGTATACCGGGTCACCGTTCTCAATCTTTTCAACCCAATCAATGCTGTAATCTGCCAGATGCTCAAACTCGTCTACCGGCAAATCCAGGTCCTGCAAAATCTGGTAGTTGCCGCGGGTGTATAGTGGTTCTGTGTCAATATCAAACTGCCACTTTGCAATGCCAATGCAGTGCTTGTTCTTCTTGAACTGGTACCAGTATTCTTCCCAGTCCGCAATCGTGCCGGTCTTCTTAAAATACTTGTACCCCTTGTACATGCTCTCGCAGGCAATAATCTTGGGTTCAGCCCCTGGGCTGACATCGTGTTCCACGCCCCAAATGTCTTTGATGAATCGTACCCCGCGTTCTGCAAAAAACGTTTCATAATCCATCTGGTTCAGCACACCCTTAAAGTACGGCATCCGCCACACCACACTGGTCACAGGCGTCTCGCTGCCCAACCGTCGCTGTATCTCCTGCATAATCTTGGGGTGTGCAATCCCGCAGCCATCAAAGGCGTTTATCTCAATGTCGCGGGTAGTTTCTGCAATGTCTTTCTGCACCCACTCGCGGTCAGCCCCGGTCTTGCGGTCTTTGAACTGGATCTTGCGGTCATATACATATTTAATGTTCTGGTTTGGTATGGTCACAAAGCAGTCCGGCACTACCACAATGGTCGGATACCAGTTCTCAATGCAGTGGCAGCTGGAATACATCAGGCCGCGATAAGCGTAAAATTTCTGGTTTGTTCTTCTGCGTTCGCTAGGCGCAAAAGTTTCAGCTTGCAATTATATATCAAAGCCTCATTTCTCTATGTTTCCATAGATGCACTGACTATATCTTCATCCCGGTAGGATGCTCCCCATTCTCGGCGCTTTGCCTTACCCGCATTCGCGGTAGTCGATGAACGTTCCCCTGTTCGGAGCTTCGCTGCTGATTACCTAATCTTAGTAGTTTTCTAGCTCTCACACTTGCGCTTGTTTCATCACTGTGTTGTAGCCTACTAAGCTCTAAAGGCGTTCCAGCAATTAAAGGAGTTTGCTAATAACAATTACTTGTTATAGGAGCAATTTTAACAACTACTCAATACTGTTTCCTGAATTTGTATTCCCATCGTGATTCTCACGTCAAGGTCGTGGGCCAACCGCCTGTCCACAAAGCTCAAAATCCCCTGCCGCACCATACTGGCGCTGCGTTCACTCAGCACAAACTCTTGCTTTCCAATCTTAAACCCGTGCTGGATCAACCGCTTCATGGCCGCCTTCTTGTTCTGGCCACCCACGCAATCCACAAACACAACAAACCGGTTGTACTCGTTGCTTTCATATGTAAGCAGCCGGATCTGCCGGAACAGCATATTGTCACCCTGCTTTACATAAAAGCGCTCTTCCTCCTCTTGACTGATCTGAATGTTATAGTCATGGTTGATAATGTAGGTCAGGTTCAACTTTCGCACAATATATAGTGGTGGTGCGAACATTACTCGTCCTCCTTGTTATTCGGGTTATCCTCTTTGTTCTCGGCTTTTTCCAGGTTGTAAATCTTTTCAATGCTAACCCGCCCGCTGTCAAACGCCTCACGGGAAAGTGCTGCCCACAACAGCGCGTACAAAACCGGCAGCGCCACAAAAATTCCAACCGTGGCCATAGTGCCCAACATCTGCAACGCCAACCGGATCACCACGATGCAGCTTCCAACCAGCACCATGGCCTTGAATCCCTGCCACAGGTCATGCAGAAAATTTGTCAGTATCAACAAAGTTTCAGCTTCTTTCTTGTTCAAAGTTTTATACCTCCAAAAAAATATTTTTTCGTAGAAAAGGTAAAGTGGGCAATATACGTTCGTTTTGCTTAGAATATTTCATCCTCACGCAATCCCCAGTCACTGTAGTTATCAGGCGGCATCTCCCACCCGTCGCAAAACTGGGTGTTGCACAACTCTTCCATCGGCGGTTCTGGCGGGGTTTCTTGTTCCGGTTCCGGCATCACCTCCTCTGCTGGTTCTGGCTTGTCCTCCGCTCCGCATGTCTGGCCTGCCGGGTACCAGTTGGAGCCTGCTCGGTTGGGTTTGCGCCGGTACCGGTTCTTTGTTTCGCGCACAACCTTCTCCACCATGTTGTCGCCACACATTAGCGGGAGCGCCAAAATCATCTCCGGCCGGTCAGATTCCAGGTTTCCCTTTTCAATCGCTCCGTAGTACGGGATAACCAGCCCACACTGGTACATAACCCGGATGGCGTTTGATACGGTCTTGTCGGCCAAGTGCAGTTCTTTGGAAATCGCTTTAATATATCCTACCCACGTTGCCACAAACCCCATCTTTTCCTTACCGTATGTACGCTGCCACAGGCGGTACCGCAACCGCAGGTAACAGTAGATCCGGTACAGGTTGTTCGTGCCACGCCCGGTAGAATAGGCAGTAGCCACTCTGTTTAGCAGCAAGAAATATTCGTTTGAGGTCAGTGAAGCATAACCAAACTTTCCGTCCTTGTCTTCTTTGCCAAACACCTCGTTCAAATCTTTGAACCGATACTTAAACGGTTTGGTCGGTTTTGCCCGGTTGTACCCCTCTGTCATAATCACGCCACATGCTTCTAAAAACTCAACTGCATCTGCCGCACGGTTGTAGTATCTGCGGTGCTGGCAATCTTTCCCAAACGTTCCAGCCAGCTCGACCAGCTCTGACAGGCTCGTATAACTGTAAAATCGTAAATCGTAAAACGGCGAATACTTTGCGTACATCAGCATGTAAACCGGCAGTAACTCCGACACGTCCTTGCGCAAAATCAACTCTTCCGGCACCTGCATAACCTGCTTCGCTAAGTAGGAACCATTCGTATACATTAAAAAACACTCCTTTGCCGCATTAAAAAACGGCTCGAAAATAATCATTCAATTCTTAAAAAACGGCTCGAAAAACGCATTTTGGAAAACGATGTTCAGAAACGATGCAAAATCCGCAGTCCAATTCGTTTTTGAACAACGAAAAACCTGGGGTAAAACCAACATTCACTTACGCTTAATAAGAAAAACCTTAATAAAGAAATATAGGTGGTACTTTTGCTCGGCGTTTGGCCCTCCGGGAATTCGTATCCGCCGACCATTTCGCTTGTTCTGCGTGCATCCCAAGCTCAACCGTACCCCTTTAACCCTGTGTGGGCGCATGGGTTCTGGTGGGATCGTTCCTTGGCTCTTTTCGTTCCTGGTTTTATACAATCGCCCAGGCCGTAACGTGTCGCTTCAAAAATAGTCCCAGGTCATAGCGCTGCCCGTTTATGTCAAGCCATTGGTGTATTCCTCTGGTTTTTTTGACCCGCTGCAAACAACCGCTTTCTTGTCCAGTCCTAGCTGATCCGGCGCTGATAAAATCACGCTCTTTCTTTTTTCGTTAAATAGTTCTTCCAGGCTCATCTCCCAGCGCTTTTAACACATCCTGCTGGTTTATGTATCGCATGTCGTATCTCCTTGTATCGTGGCTCACAGCGCGTCCCTGCGCGTCTCAGGCCATGTTATACCGTGCGATGTCTCGGTTTATGAATAGATCTCTGGTTCCGGCATTACCGGTTCATCAAAACAGCCAAGCCCAAAATCTCCCGGCCAATATTCGCCCTGCAGCCATTCGCTCTGGCTCTGAATAATTTCGTCCAGGTTATCAGGATTTTTCACCAGGTTCATTGGCATCAGTAGCGGAAGGTACTCGCCTTCGTCATCCATGATAATAAACAGGTTGGCCAGATCGTCCGCCGTTGCGCTTTGTAACTTTTCAAGCCTTGTCATAAATTTGGCGCAGAAGACCCGCGACTTTAGTCGTGGGCTATTGACATGCTTTATTCACCTCCTTAGCCCTCCGTACAGGCGCTTCAAACTCGTATCTTAGCTGGGCTGAATAGTTTGTTTTCGCCACCAAAGGCTCGTCATAGGGGCTTGCAGGGCCATGTCCGCCAATGGCATCGACTTTAACATCGGTTTCCTCAAACATTTTTGTCAACATGTCATATGCCAGCATCAGCCTGATTGCATCCACAACCTCATCCAGTGTTTTCTCTCCACGCAGATACAGATTTGATATCTCCATAAGATCTCTGTATCGTTTATTTGATATGCCCTTCATTACAAAATCCCTCCTTTGTTGTTGGGCAATCGTGCAGCGTGCAGTAGTATAAATCTGGGCGCATAGTGGAGTTCACCACCTCGTCACAATCCTCACACCGCACATATTTTGTCATGGTGGGTGCCGCATCAATGGCCTCCAAAACCCGCTGTACGCCATCCAGGTAAGCCTGCCATTCGGCCTCTGAATACTTCGGGTCGCGCTCAATGCAGTACGCCTCAAATTCCTCCGCATCAATCAGTCGTGCCATAAAATTTTTTCACCTTATTTTTTGTTTTTATTGTTCACGGAATTTTTACATGTGAACTTTTCGTTACATTTCTTGGCGATGTGTTGTGCTGCTGTTGTTATCTTCCACGCGCCAAAAATCAGTAACGTCCATACAGCACCCAGCGCTAACAGCATCAGCGGTCCCCATATGTAAATCATCAGTATGGCGTCCACCGTAGATTTCCACGCCTCGCTCATTGGCCGCCTCCGGTACCCAGGTCTCGCATCATCTCGTCGGTCAGGTAGTACACCGTGCTGGTATACCGATCTTCGAACGATCCGTTATCATATGCGGTGCGGTCGTAAAAGTCGGCCTTGTAGCTGTAATCTTCGCCAGAATATTTTATGGTGACGTAATCTACATCCTCGGTTTCTTCTTTTATGCTCCTATCATCTTGTATCACGCCGCAGTGCAGGTATGTGTCAGCGCCGCAAATGCCGCCATACCGGTTTGTATACGGCCGCGTTTCAAGGAATGCGTAGGAGATCTTGTGCGTGGTATATACAGTAGCTGTGTCTACAGCCTTTGGCGCTTTAGCTTCTAAGTAAAGGGCAAAGTGTACGGCGGGTCCACCAGCCAATACCGCAGTGGCTGCAGCGCAAGCGTAAGTTATGGCACTGGCAATTTTTAACTTTGACATAAAGTTTCTCCTTATTAGTTGCAGTCTAGGATCTCGAAACTGTCAAGTAGAGCACCGAACGAATTCTCCCAGTCCTTATAGTCTTCCTGTGTGACTTCTTTTACCGGGTTAAGCACAATCCAGTCGTGCAGCTGCCGCATCTCGTCAAGCAATAATTGCAGGTTACTGGCAGTCTCTTTCTTGCGGACTTCAAATTCTTCATTGGTCATTAGTGTATTCCTCCTAGATCTGGGAAGTATTTGCGGCGCTTTTCATAGTTAATACAGGTAATTTCGGCTTTATCACGCAACCCGCTTATATCGCAACGAACAAAAACCTTGCCATAGTTTTTGCAGTGTTTGCAGTATAAACATAAGCTGGACGTGTAGTCTTCAGGCCATTCTGTAAATAGCGTGCAATGGACAGGTTGTTCTATCGGCTTCTCTTCTAGTTCACAGACAATCCGGCTATCAGTCAAAATCATCCGACAGTAACAGCAATTCTTGCATGTAGTTTTTTCTGCCTGTTCTTTAGCTGTCTCAGCTTTGCGTTCCTGCTGTACTCTCAGCCAGCCATAGGCGCACACACTAGCCAAAGCGCAAATCTTTATACCCGTATAAATTGTTTCAACCAGCATCGGCCATGTCCTCAGTATCGTCCGACATACCAATCAGTCTTTCGGCTTCCATCAGCAGCCGGAATGTCTCGCGTCCCTTGGGTGTAATCAGTGTCTGGGTCCCGGCATGCCCGTTGCCACGGTTCACAAATTCCTTGATCTCAAATAATCCATCGTTGCGCTCCGCATAAGCTTTGAGTTTGCCCTGTGTGTCACGGTACAGGTACTTTTTGTCTAGTAGGAACTGAACCAGCACAGTTTGTTTGATATGTAATTCGCTGGCAAAGGTTCTGAAGTTGGTCAGCAGATTCCGATCGATCACGGCATCGAAATACTGTGCTTTGCCAGACATTTCAGCGTTCTCGCTTTCCAACTGTTTGTTCGCAGCAGCCAATTCTTCCAGTCGCTTAGTGCGGGCTTCTAGCGTTTTCTGGGCAACCAACAAAGCCTGACTCATCAGTTCCGCGTCTGTCATGGTTTCCTGGTTGGCAATATAACCGCCGTTTTTGCGGATGGCCGGCAAGACTTCCGCGGTAACCCAGCGTTTGAACTGTTTTGCGGTGGGAAGTTTACTGGAAAGAATCAAGCTGTACAAGCCGGACTCGTTGATAATTGTTACGTTTTGTTTACCGCCAGGGGTCATCAATTCAGTGACCCCTTTATCTTCAGAATCAACATGATTTGTTACAGCGTTAGCAAGAGATTTTCCCTTTCCATAACCAAGTGCAGCAGCTACATCCTTGCCTACAAACCACGGTTCGCCATTCATCTCCACCGTGCGCACATCGTTGTTTTCGTATTTGAATACCTGCAAATTTCCCATAAAAAATCTCCTTGTAAAAATATGGGTGTCACTGTCCTTGACCCCATTATTCAAAATCAAATTGCTTGCGGACGTTCAGCTGCCCCGCCATAATTCAATCGTCATGCCGCGCCTCTTTTATTCCGGCAGCGGCCGGTATTTATTCATATCGCAGTAACCGCTCATGGCGTTCATGTCGTGCAGCATCTCGCTTACTACCTCGTTCCGGTCAAGGCCATTGCGGTCTGCATAATCTACCATGTCTTCAAACATTACGGCGATTGTATGTGTGTAATCCTTAATGTGTTCCGTCTGTGGCTGTACGGAATATCTAAAGCATGTTTGTTCCATTGTTAAAAATCTCCAAAGTTATTATTCAAGAATGAGGATTAGTAGCAGCCATAGCGCTCGGTTCCATATGGTCACCAAAGTAAAATTTATGTACGCCCTTGGCCCCTACCCAGTGGTCAAAACTTTCATCAAAGCTGTCACTATGTACTGCAGCCGGCACCTGAATAATACAGGGCACTTTCTGCGCCACCATATCGTCTTTGCACCAGCCGCTGTTGCAGGTCCCGCAGCGAGGCTCCAGTACCAGATCGTCAAACGGGAACATCATATCGCAGTAGCCTTTGATATATTCGTCATAGACTCGTTCTGCGTTATGTTCATACGGCGTATCGTTCCAGTCATCGCCCCACCATTCCGCCATGTCATCATCACCCAGGTAGAACCGTACCAGGTTGCCCTTGCGTTCAAAGTCGATAATTTTCATGCCTGCGCTTCCTCCTTGGCGGCTTCATGTTCAGCATCAAACATCTTGGTCATATCTGCCGGAAATTCATGTCTGCTGTACATAGTCGCCGTCCGTCGCACCAACTCGCACGGATCAGGATTATTTGCCCCAAACTCCGCGTTCAGCTCGTCTTGCGTCACCGGCCACTTAAAGCCAAAGTCACTGCGTTTGATTTTGCACAGCGGCGCTCCTTCATGCCAGAACACGATGCCCTCCATGGCGGCCAACTCCAACCCGCGCCGGATTCCCTCAAAGCTTAGGTTCGGGATATCAATACTGATCGTGCCATGTCGCACCAGCACGTCCTTGTCCAGCCCGTAGGGATTCTTCTGGAAGTGCGGACCAATCGCCTCATAAGTTGCATTCGGCAGGTTCTCCAGGCTGTTGTTTCGTGCCGCCACAAACCATTTGTCCGCGGGGTTATCTGCCGCCACTTTCACCCAGTGGGGCCAGTGGCCAGTTACTGGGTCTGGCTCGTCACACGGAATCGCGCCCTCCGGTACTGCTTTGCCCGGCTTAGCATCAAAGCGCTTGTAGAATTCGCCGTTAATAATCGCGCAGCAGGCACCGTCAAGCTTCAATGTGGCAATGCTCTCATCCGTCAGTGCCGCCTCACAGCCCGGCGTAATCTCGTCACGGATTCCGGTAATCTTGTGGCCACTGAACTCGCGCTTATATAAGGTTGGAATTTTCTTCATTGGTTTTTTACCTCCAAAATTTCGTTAATTATTTAAGTGTCAATCTTAATGTTGCGCATAACGACATCGGCAACAGGGGTGCCCGTCAATGCGCACAGACAGGCGTAACGGCCAATCCATTCATTGAAGTCTACATTCTCGTTAAAGGTGACTTGCACATAGTTGGTAGAATAGCCATGACTTTTCGCCCATGTGTCCGGCGTGCCATTGTCGCATTCCAAGCAAACATGCCGGCGGCCTGGATCTGATTCAATAAACCAAACCATGCTGACACCTTGCTCACATAGCGGGGCCATCATTCTTCGGGCGCTCAGTTTTACGCTGCATGTCTCTGCCGTGCTCCAGTGGATCGTCTGGCTGCTCTGGTACTCTGCGCACGCATCATCCACGGCCTTATGTGCTGCCTTTGGGTCGCTCACATCAATCGTCACACTGCGTAGCGTGGTTGGCTCTGGTGTAACAGCCGGTGCCCCACATTCCTCCGACGTAAGCAACGTACAACAGTTTGGGTCAAGCTTCAGCTCACTGGCCGCCAGTACACCGCTCGGCTGCAGCCACCGCCCATAGGGGATCTGGTCGTCCGTCACTTTGGTAATTATGAAGGTATCGCCCTCGCAGGCCGCATATTGGCGTATACCCGCCCGGTGTGTTTTGGTGATTCGTACTTTGTCGCCCGGCTTTGCCAAACAATATCTAGCGGAGCTATTGATAGTGCTTGTGTTGTGATTTTCCATGAATTATTTGCCTCCTTCATTTGCGAAAACTTGTATTTAGTAAAGGTAAAAAAGTGGGTGCTTGCCAGGCACCCAAATTTAATGGGCATCGCTATATAGTAGCCAGCGGCGGCACCCCCAACACTGTATCTACCGCCATTGCCGTTGCATCAATCTGCTCTTGGCTCAAGCCAATGTAGCGCATCGTAATGCTCTGGCTGCTGTGGTGGAACTTGTTTTGCAGCGTTTCCATCACCTGGCCAGCCGGCAACCCGGCCTCTGTCATAGCGTGGTTTGCAGCATAGCCATAGGTCTTGCGCAGGCTGTGGGTACTAATATGCTCTTTAATGCCGCACTCTTTGGCCGCTTGGTTTAAGATCCTCCACACCTGGGTTTCGTCCAGCGGCTGCGGCACTCCCTTGGGGCTGCGCATACTCTGGAACAATGGCCAGCCTGGCTTTAGCACATTCATGGTTCGGCCCCGCATCTCTTCAATCAGGGTAGTAATCGCGCCTGCTGCCAGCGGGGTAATCAGGTCATTGGTACGCTTGCCGGTCTTTTCATTGATAATAATTACGCGGTGGCGCGGGCAGTTGTGCTCACAATCCCACACATCATCAACGGTAAGGCGTAAAAGATCGCCCACACGCAGGCCCAGTGTCACACCACATATAAATAAGGTATAGTTCCGCTGCCTGTTATACGGGCGTCCCTGGGTGTGCAGATAGGTGGCTATGGCGTTAAAGTCCTCGCGGCTGCGGATCGGCTCTGCCGGCGTTGGTTTTGCCACACCATTGGTTTTTACCAGGCTCAGTTTGGGCTGGGCATAGCGGGCGGCACGGGCTTTCTTACTGCGGCTCCGCTGGCGCGGCTGTGGTGTTTCGCGTACCAGCTTATAACCCATGGCGGATGCCAGCTGTTCCATCAGGGTGTTGTGGCCGTCAGCATCGGCGCTTGCCTGCATCATCGCCATCAGTAAGCTTGCGGCACCTTGTAGGTCCAACCCACCCTTGGCCTCTGTGGCTTCCTGCATAGTAACAGTGCGGGGAATAAAGTGAGCTACGCTGTTTCTTTTTTTCATAGTGGGCTTCCCTCCTGTGTGGTGTGTCCTACGGAGCTTTATCCTGCGGAGCTTTATCTTATGGTTCTATTATAGCACTGCTAATTACAAGAAGTCAACAGTGGCAAAAAATAAATTTCAGGAGAAAGCGTAACACAGGCTCCGCCTGTATGGGGCGGGAGTTTAGGCTGCGGTTGTATGGGCGGGCGTTTGAACCATGTCTGCTGTTTGTAAGGAGTCCCAGTATTTTATTCAATGAAAACCCCCCCTGTCTGACGACAGTGGGACCCGATCTTCCCCTTCTACCTGGCGACAGAAACCCAATCTGCCCCTATAGAACCGATAGAACCAGCTATACAGTATAAATAGGTAGGAAAACGGCCAACAGGCGATCAGAGCGCCCTATGATAGCCCTGTGGTGCTCGTTATTGACCGGATCTGGTCTCAAAATGGATGGATCTGCCCCTGGTGAAGACCCAAAGAGGGCGTTTTCGGGGATCAAAAAGCTCCGCCAGAGTCGTTCCGAGGCATTTTCGAGCGGAAATTATGCGTTTTTTAGCGTTTTGGCGCTGTTTTTGCGCGTTTTAGTGGCCAAATTGTGCGTTTTTATGGCGTTTTTGGGTAAAAAAATAAGGCCCCAAAGGAGCCTAGAAAGGTGATTGTTATGCGGTTTTCTCCGAGAGAGGGAACGATTAAGGAAACAGGGGTTTAGAGGGCGGAAGGGAGGGGCTTGGAGAAAGGAGGAGAGGCGGTGGGGAGGTGAAAGAGGGAGAAATGACGTAGGTACGCTGGTTTGTGTTTTGAGAGCCGGGAGTGAGATTGGATAACTGACCCGTTTTCCACGCTCACACGTCATTTTTTCTTTTTAACCTGCCCCCCCCTATGCAATCTATTGAACGTGGTTTGCAAGTAGTGGATTTTTGGCGGTGTAGCGTCAAATTTTACCCTATACAGCCCCATATTTAGTACGCCTTGCTGGCTTTACACACCACATTTTGCGGATTTGTACCTTTATATACGCGTAAAACGCCCCTGCTGGTGTGCCTGCAAAAATCAGGTCAAAATTCTACTGTGGTATTATGTGATTGTCGAAAGGAACACAGCAAACACCCCGTTCCAAGTAGATAATCTGTTTACCGCGTATTCACGGGGGCGCCCTTGGTGCCCTAACACTGGATGCGGTCAACGGTATACAGATACTGGAAACAACAGCACCTTGGCAACAGAATATTGTACACTGGTTTTTCTTTGGCCCGTGTAGTGTGCGCTCATTCGCGCCGCTCATTTGCTTAACACTACAATGGCCCTTGCAAAAGTCCTAGTTGTAAATTTTGCGCTGAACATATCTTCCCGCAAAACACGCATGGCAAGGGGTGGAGAGCCGCCTTGCATAAGCTACAGGTGTACCCTTTGGGTATTCCAATGGCATGGTGTCAACCTAACAACGCGTGTAGAAGTGTTTGAGAAACACGGTACAAGTAAACACAAGTTTTCAGCCCGAAAAGTGTACAATATTCGACCGTCAAGGGAACGTTGTTTCTTTGTACCTTGAAAACTGAATAGTCGGAAAGTACAGCTTTCCCATACCCGGAAGCAAACCTTGCTATCTAGTGGGGTTCAAAAACCGGTTCAACAAAGCACCAACAGTCACAGTTGGAAGAAAATGTGGCCGCCCTGCATTCTGCGGGGATAGTCTCCAGAAACTACCGCTATTCGGGTTAGCGGCAAGTCAGGAAATCCACGGAATATAAAGCCGTCCCCCAAACGGTGGAAGTTTCCGCGCTGGCAGTCTGATTAAAGTTAGCGCTGTACGCTTGACTGCACCTTGTAAACTTTACACTTTCAAGCCTTGGAATGTCAAATCAAATAATCTAGTCAAGGTTTGGAATAGCAAGTACATAACAGCCCAGCAGGTCACTGTTTCTTGGCCTGCTTTCCACTGCCCGCAAGGGTAGAAAAAAGCCGCCCGTGTAGTACCCAGGCGGCAGAAAAGGGGGTCTTGCCAATGTACACCGACTTTGGTTACATAGGTTCTGATGGCATCGAGTACGCAACACTCGATGAAGCTATCGAAGCCGGAGCCGCATAGGCAAGCGGGGTGTCGCTGTTCACGCGGCGGCACTCCGTCCTCTTATTTGTAGTTTATCACATAGTCAACACCGTGTCAAGAAAGGAAGTATAGAAATGTTGAAACTTTGGGAAGTCCGCTTTCAGTTAGTATCAGGGGCTATTTTCAAGAGCTTTGTCCCTGCCTATTCTAACGGCGGGGCCGAGAATAAGGTACTCGACCTACTCCGCGACCGTTGCAAGCGCTGTCTGGCGTTCGATACAGAGGGTCAACCCATTGCGGACACCCTCTACCCTAACCCGCAGTTAGTAGACTGCACCCTCATTGCCACCCTGTAAGGGCGATACCTGGGGTTGGTGGGCCAGGGGCAGAGAGCATCCCACTACCATGCCCAACAGGGCAAAAAATGAAATGAAGTATCTAACAGAATGAAAGGATGTACTACCATGAAAAAGAACACTACTACTACCACCAAGTCCGCAACCACCAAGGCACCCCGCCAGAACCCGGTTCCCAAGTCCGAAAAGACTAACAAGCTCACCCTGACCGCCCTTGGCAAATTTGCCCAGGACTATGCCGACCCGGATAACGAACTGGCCACTATCACGGATGAAAATCTTCGTTCCTATGGCGTTGTTGAATCCAAGGCCGGTTTGCTCAACTCTGCCCGTGGTATCTACCTTGCCGCCAACTTCATGGCGTCCTGCCGTGAATCCGCTGGCTGGGAAAAGGAAAATAAGGCTGAACTGGATGCTGCCGCGGCGGACGTTCGCAAGAAGATGAATACGTTCTTCAAGGCGTTTGGCCAGCGTCCTGGCCGCCGTGCGGTGGATGCTGCCCGCCCTCTGTATTCCTGCACGGATGCTGACCTGTTCATTATCGGCGAAAATGCCGAAGCTGCCCGTAAAAAGGCCGAGGATGGAACCAGCACGAACTGGGAAAAGGTCGAAACGTTCTTCCTGGAGTATCTGGTTCTTTCCTGTGGCCGCCTGATTGCGGGCAAACCCTTGGAACGTGTTTCCGAAGCCGACTTCAAGGCGGCAAAAACCGCCAATAACAAGGCCAAGAAGGAAAAAGCTGCCAAAACCAAGGAAGCCAACAAGCAGAAGGCCGATGCCGCGGAAGAAACCCGCAATGAACTCGAAGCTGCCAAGGCCGAATTGAAAGAGCTGAAGTCCCGTGCCATCAACATGCAGGCCGTTCTGGCTCTTGTTATGGCCAGCCATGCCACGCCGGAAGAGAAGGAAGAAATTGTAACCCTTCTCAGCGGCAAGACTCCGAAGCAGGCCGAACGGGCTGCCCATGTTGCTGCCAGCAAGGCTACCCCCAAGGCCGAAGAACAGCCTGCCGCTTGATAGCACCCCTATGCCCGGAGTTGGTAGGCCGGGGGAAGGAAGCATCCTACCACCAACCCTACGGGGTAACTAAAATGAATCGTTTGAAAGGAAGTATTGCCATGAAAAACGCAGTTTTGTTCAATTACTATATCGGCGATTCCACTTTTGGTGGAGTGATCGCCTACATCGACGACCGCGAAACAGCCAAAAAGTTCGCCTCTGACATCGAGGTGGGCATGAGTTATGCTCTGTATGAACAGGACTTTCGCCACTTGTTCAATGTGGCAAAGCTTAGCAAGCAGGTTTGCACGGACCTTCTGTGCTGCTTTAATAGCAACCCAGATAAGTTCGAAGCCTCCGTCTATAGCGAAGACGAAGCACCGGACTTGTTTTATGGGGTAAACGACTCCGACGTCTATACAAAGGCAGAACTGGAGGGCTGAAAAAATGAAAACCCTCTTGACCCACCTCACCCGGTTCGCGGCCTTTACCGCTGTAACACTGGCCATTCTCTTCGGCCTTCCCGCCCTGGCCGAGCGCCACCCCTTCATTCTGTTGGCCGTTTCAATCGCCATTTTGATTCTGGCCGTGTATGCCATTCACAAACCAGTGGCAAGACCCAAAGCGGCAAAGCACCGCACCGCCACCCACCGCAAGGCGGCATGACATCCCACCATCCCATCATGAATATCATGAATATTTTGACCCAGAACAAACGCCTTAGCCATTCCGGTTAGGGCGTTTTCTTGTGGGTCAAAACCACAAACAGCCCCCTCTTTGCACGCCCAAAGCAGTACATAGCAAAGGAGGGATATTTTGAAAGTTGTTTGTGAATTATGGACCGGTCTGCCAGGGGAACCCAAAGAACTTCTGACAAAGTACGAAGCCGAAAACCAAGAGCAAGCGGACGAGTATAAATCTCTGATGATTCAAACCTGTCTGCAAAGCTATAATCCCGCTCTTTGGGAATTCCGTTTCGTTCCGCAACCGGTCTGACCCGCACCACGCCTTTGATTCAACCGTCAAGGGTGTTTTTTTTATACCTGCCGCGCTATCTTTGGCGTTACAGATAAATTGAATCGGCTTTGCCAATGAAAGGAAGTCTCCCAAATGAAACCTCGCCGCATTTTCTCCGCCCTCCTCCTCTCCCTCGGCCTTATTCTCTTGACCTTTGCCGCCACCTGCCGCCTGGTTATGACCAACATCCAAATTGATTATGACCCGTCCAGCCCCGCAACCGTAACCCTTACCGTCTTTGGCCAGTCGGATGAATATACCCTGGCCATTGATGCCGATTGAATCCCCTGCCCAATGAAAACTTCACGGACCTCAACGCGTTCGCCGATACCCTCCGCAAGGCCCTGGATGAAGGCACCCAGATTATTCTCTGATGGAAAGGAATCCCGCAATGAAACTGCAATACCACAAAATCCGTGGCGTGGATAAGTCCGTCTGCACCGCAGAGCAGAAAATCGCCTATAACATGGCATCCCGCATCTATGGCGATGTCCGTTTTGCCAAAGTCTGGCAGCAGTATGATTCCGGCAAGGTTCCCGCCTTCCTCCAAAATGATTGGGAATCCAAAGCAATTCGGACCTACTTTACCACCTGGCAGCGCGATTATAACAAAGCGTCCGCTTATTATAACGAAGACGCAATCTTCAGTGCCCTGCGTGCCGGCCTGCATGATTTTATCTGCCACCACGGCCCCATCTTCACCACCTATAAAGAAGTCGGCCAGGCGTTTCCCGCCTACTACCTCTGAATAAATTGAATCATGAAAGGAAGCTGCAAAATGAATACCCCCTACGCTCTCATTCTCACTGATTCCACCCACGCACCTACCGTCATCGGCCATTATAACAGCCGCCAAACGATAGATGAAATCCGTTCCGCTATTCGTAGCTACTTCACCGATGACGAACCGGTTCTCCCCACGGATATCATTCCCGGCACCGCCCAGGTCCTGAACGAATGCCGCGCCGCAATCAAGGCACACCACAACCACTTTGTCAATCTGCGCAGCCTAGCCTTGAATGACCCCTATCGCATCTGGCAGCCTGAACTGCGCCAGTACGCCGTCACGTTTTATATTCCCTACGCAAAATGCGTTACTTATTTTACTGCCATGTCCACCATCATTGCGGAACGAATCGTGCAGAAAACGCTTGAGAGCGCCAAAGATGTTACCGCCTTCCTCATCCCGTCCGACCACCCGGAATATAAAGGCATTTTTGCCGACCGCAGAGAAATTCCTGCCGCCGACCTTGATTCTATCACCTGGTTTTAACACTGAATCACAAGATGAAAGGAAGCCCCGCAATGATTGTCTTAAAAGAAAACGAACGTCTTTACGCAACCTCCTGGCAGTATAACTCTGCCCGCATCCTCACCCGCCTGGCCCAGCTCATCACCGCCCAGGGCGGCAAAGTGAAACCCCTGTATCCCGCCGTCATCTCTGACCGCAACCTGGAAGAAGCCTGCACCGCAACGCAGCGCCGCATTGAATCCTCTTCAACCTTCCATCCCAAAGTGCGGGAACCGCTGATTTCCAACCTCCAAAAGGAACTCGCCCTCTTCCAGTCCATCCCCAACGCCCCCATCACCGTCACCCACACCAGCTATATCAACTTCGCAATGAACGGCGTTTACTACTCCTATAGCCTGGACAATAACCCTTTCTTTCCCTTCCACTACCTCAAAACCCCTATTGATCCCAAAAGCAAAACCTACTCCGGCGATGCCTGTTTGGAAGAAAGCTCCAAGTCCTGGTTTACTGACCCGCTTATCGGCTTTGGCTGCCCTGATTCCGAGATTGAATCTGCTGCCGGGGCTATCCTCTCCCTGCTCCTTGCCGCCCCACTCTCCACCATTCGCCACGATACCAAGCGCACCCGCATCCCCAACGCTTACGATTCCGGCTACCACTTTGAAAATATTCCCGTCAAAGAGCGCCGCCTCAAGATTGATTTTTGAACGTCAAAGCGCCGCTACCCCATTCATAACAACACAGTTTGCTAAAGAAAGGTCGAACCAAAATGAAAACCAAAACCCGCCACCCCTTCAACCTCCAGTCCGAACTTTCCCGCCTGGAACTCAACGGTGCCTGCTCTTATGATGGCAAGCCCCTCATCCTCCTGGAACAAGCCTACTGCTCCTATGATTGTTATCACGGTATCGCCCAGTACGTTGCCACAGCCATCTGCCCCAACGAAATCGCCAAGGATTTCACCGCCCCGTGCTATGTCGTCACCTGGCCCATCATCCACCCCTCTGCCGAAAACGAAGAGGACGCCTGCGATTGGTCCACCCCCGACGGCCTCACTCCCCACGGCGAATATGATCTGGAACGCCGCTATTATTACTGATGTCCAACATCTTGTACTGGCACGCAACAACCATTCGTTGTATAATCCAATCATAAGCCAAACCGCAAAACAAAATTATTTCTCCGTTTCTGCCAAACTTTTCAAGTAAAAATCCGCACAAATTTTATCATCCTAACAAATATCATGAACAAATTGTAAATTCAAAAAACGAATCCGCAAGCCACAAAGCTGCGCAGCATGAAAGGAAGTACCGCCCCATGTCTACCCAAATTCTCAACCTCACCCCGCACGAAATCAACATTGGCACCGCCTCCATCAAGCCCTTCGGCGTGGTTGCCCGCGTCTATGTTGAATCCATCTCTGACGGCGAATTCACCACCGCTTCCGGTACAACCATCCCCATCTCCCACTCTTACTATGGCGATGTCGAAAACCTGCCAAACCCCATGCCCAATACGATTTATATTGTCAGTGCTCTTGTCGCCTCCCGCGTTCCCACCCGCTCTGATGTCTTTTACCCCTGCTGCATGGTTCGCGATACCCAAGGCCGCGTCATCGGCTGCAAAACCCTCTGCTGTGCCGCCGCCCCCGTCCTCGCCGCTGTGCATTAACCGAACCAAAAAATGATTCAAGAAAGGAATTACCAACCATGATTACCGATATTAGCATTAAACAGCTTGACGCCTTAACCGAAATTCCGGAAAGCCTTGTCACTCCTTACACTCACGAAAAGATTTTCTTTACCAAGCTTAACAAGGATACCGTGTGCCACCCTAAAATTAACGAATATCTTAGCCAGCTTACAATTCGCACAATGGAAAATTGGAATGATATTGCTTATGTCATGGGCAGGATTTGCGCTCCTGTCAACGATAAGGATTCTTATACCAATCGTTGGCTTGTTATCTCTACGGAAGCACAAACTACAGCTTACCCTTTGTCCATCACAGAAACACTTGCCACTTGGGGCCGGCAGGAATATGCTGATGCTGATTTGAAAACGATTCCCCATCGTGTTTTTCTTATAGAACGTATCGACCGAGGAGATGAAGGTTATCATTACCGTTATAAATATAATTTCTACCTGGTCTCCGATACTCCTACGCCTTCCAAAGATTATTCTGACGAGAACAAAGTGTTGTTCTTCAAATCTTGTTTCAGATGCTTGCCTAAATATTATAAATCTGTTATTGAAAACGCCGATTTTGAGACCCTGGGTATCATGTGTAAAACTCTTTCATCTGCCTTGAAAGTTGCCAAAGCTAAGTTTGCAGACCTTGTTCAAAACGATGACACGGAGGACTAGCCATGATTCATCACATCACCCTCTCCCAGCTCCGCATCTTCACCCCTCCGGCCACACAATTCGGCGCCGACAATGAACCCTATATGGTCATCCAGGTCAACCGCGATCCTATGGATTTTCAGCAGCTCACCTCTTTCCTCTATGAATTCGCTTACCCCATCCCCGCTTCCCGTGAGGACCTTCTCATGACCTCCGCTTATCTTTCCAACATCAACAACGGCAGCCGTGAAGGTTTTTCCTCCAGTCATCCCCGCCTGCTTCTCATCTCAAAACTTTCCGGCCAGAGCATTTATAATCTCGACCCTGCCCCTGATAAGATTGATGCTGTCCAGAACGATATTGATACCGACTTGGAGTACAGTACCGCCCGCCTTTTCATCCTTGAATGTACCGGCAAGGAAAAATGGACCGTTCATCATGTGACCGACCGCTATAATCCTATCAACTTCCGTGACACCCCTGTCATCTCTGCCCTTGCCCGTACCCGCATCCTTGCCGATACCGCAACAGCCTACCACGACGAAAACGATTCTCTTCTTCTCAGCTCTTATGTTGACTATCTCAATTCCCACTTTGAAGCCTTTGCCTGCACCAGCGATACCGAGACCTTAAAGTTGCTGGCTCTCACCAATAAAGCCATCTCCAATATTCTCTATCGCGCCCTTCAAATCGCCGATGAAAACCCGACCAAGCTCAGCCTCTAATTAAATCACTCCACTATAAAAGCCCTGCCCACCCGCAAGGCTTTTTTCTTTTGCCTATTAAACTCTAAGCCAAGAAAGGAATTACTTGCCATGACTGACTTTGAAAGAAAAATCACTTCCGAAAAAGCTCTTGATGCCGCCATCCGCCAGCTCAAAACCCAGGACGACTGGTTCCTTACCACCAAAACCGGTCTGGCAAAACGCATTGTCACCCTCTACGATGAAATTATTGCCGCTGCTGATTTCCCCGTCTCTCTTCCCGTCCGCGATGTCCTCAACTACAGCTCTGCCGCCTTCATGAACTATGTCAAGCTCGGCTGCAACTACATCACCCGCAAATTCAATGTCCGCCACAGCCCCACCACCGTTTACTCTTACGGCTACAACTACAGCAATGAAGCCATTCACGAAAAAGCTTCTTATCCTTACACCATTGATGATTTCTTCGCTGACCCTCTTCGCAAGTCTCTGTTCGTCATCGGCTGCTATAACTACCTGCACGATGTTATTGACGGCAAAATCAAACCTACCAAGATGACGGAAGCTAAAGCCGAAACGAAACCTCTCACTCTTCAGTCCGCCACCACCCTTGCCGCTCCTCCCATCGCACCCACCATCCCCATCACCAAAACGAACACCGTTTCCTGTTCCGCCACCAAAACCTGCGCTGCCTACAAACCCGTGCCCCAGAGTCCCGCAAAACCGTAACACAAGCGCAAAACCCGTTCCCATTCCAAACGCCGGACGCACCGCCCTCTTATATATCTATCTTTATCTTTATATATAAACGCTATTGACGTGCTGTTTTCAGCCCGATTTTGAACCTTCCTAGTCGTATTGACACGCAATTTTTAGGCCGTTTTGGAACCTTGCTTTTACTAACCCACCACCTCACCGGGTTTGTACAGCCCAAAAGCGAACATATTTTGTCATCGGCCATGCAACATTCTCACCGTATCAAGCAACATTTTTACGGCTTGAACATTTGCGAAAACTTGTATATAATCAAAATCACAAAGTCACCCGCCAGCATGAAACCGCATCCCTCTCAGCGCCCCACACAGCCCCTACAGGCCGTGTTTCCTTGTGGCCATGCAGTTTCTCGCCCGTTTTCTTCTCGTTTCTCACAGCGCATCCCAGCCTTATTATAATTTGTTCCCCGCCCTGCCCCGTCTGGCAGGTTTTATTTCGCCCTGTTATTTACAAGTTTTCGCAAACAAAAGGAGTTGACCCTAATGTACATCATCATCCCCACCCACGGCCATTACGAGATTCGTGACGGCCCCACCTTTATCCAGTCCGCCGATACTTACCGCGAAGCCTGGCACGAACTCGCTTCCCTCATCAATTCCCCAACCTAGGCAACCGTGCATTCCGCACTTGCAAATATTTTTTACATTGGCTACATGCCAAAGAAAGGACACACATTATGTCTACTGTCAAAATCAACGAAACCACCTTCTCCATCACCTCCACCCTGACCATGGCCCAGCTGAAAACCCTTCACACCAAGGCTCCTCAGGCCCTGCAGCTGACCAAGCCCGGCAAAAAGTCCGGCGATGACGATGAAATCATCTTTGCCATTGCCCCGTCCGCCAAGCAGAGCATGTCCACCTACGGCATCTGCTTCGCCAAGTCCGCCTTCGGCACCGACAATGCTATCTACGTTGAGGACCTGCCCGCCGACCTCGAAGACATCACCAAGGCCAAGGAGCATGTCGCCGAGCGCATCGGCTTCGCAAAGAAGCACCTGGATGAAATCGAAACCCAGGCCACCGCAACCCTGGCTCAGCTCAAGGCCGACCACGATGCCATCATCGCCGGCATTGAAGTTTCCACCCCGGTCGCCCAGACCACCCCGGCAAACGAAACCGCCGCTCAGTAACCAAAACGGCCGGTGCTCACCCCCACAACAAGCAGCCCGGCCATGATTTTTCTTTCCCTATTCACAATCCAACATAAAAATATTTCATCATAAGGAGATTTTCACCATGATTAACGTTACTATCGTCGATAACCTGCACCGCAACACCTACCCTGTTGACCCCAACACCACCCTGCGCTCCGTCCTGGAAGCCCATGATGTCGATTACACCACCGGCCAGACCAAGCTGGATGGTTCCTCTCTGGCCGCAGGCGACCTGGATAAGACCTTCGCGGACTTCGGTATCGCGGAAAAGTGCTACCTGGTCAACATTGCCAAGCAGGATAACGCCTGATTGATTCCTCTCCGGTGGTGTCTCTTCCCCCACCGGGGTGCTGCCTTACAGGAACAGCCTCCACGCGGCGGGTAGCGGGCAACGCAAACGCGGCCAATCGTTCCAAATCTAATCAGAAAGGAAAAATGAATCACCATGCCACTCCCCAATTACACCGATATTCTCAACACCATGTCGCCCACCATCACATGGCAGGACAACACCCCATGCCGCACCACTTTCAAAGTAATTTTCACCAAGGCTCTGGCCTGCACGGTTTACCCCCGCCTCACCGCAGGCAAAACCCTTGCCATCCTTGGCGATGATTCCGGCCTCCAGCCTTCCACTAACCCGAATGAATCCCTTCTGTTCTTTGTCACCGATAAAGCCGCCATCCCCGATTCCATCCAGGAAGTCAAGGATATTGGCGCTTATCTCTCTGATAAGTACAAAGTTTATCAGGATGCAGCCGCCCGTATCACCATCGTCCAGTTTCAGCGCGACGGCGGCCTCTACAGCAGTGTTTTTTACCAGCGTGTTGCCTCGGCCATGCCCCGCCTGCTGCCCTGGCTCTTCAAGGATCACCCCCTCACCTCTGATGAACTTACTTACCTCCGCGCCCTCTCCACCCCGGATACTGGCTCGGAAACCCTCGCCCGGATGGCGGAGCCTCTTTATAACAAAACCGATCTGCCCTCCAGAGCCGTAGATAAAGCGATTGAATCCCTCTTCAAAGGTACCATTGACCGCCGTAAAGCGGATCTCAAGCGCTCTATTGAAAACCTTTACCGTGAGCTGAAAGAAACCCGCGCCCGTATCTCTGGAATTTTTACCAACATCACCAGCATCAACTGTGAGCTGACCGGCCTTGACTCCAAAGATGAATCCACCTTTATCACGGAACTCAAGGATTACCTCCACACTCAAAAAGGTATTTCCGTCGATACTGACGATGGAGCGCTTCTCCTCACTATCACCACATTCCTCTCCAACTATGACCCGGATGATGTTGAAACCTTTATCTTCAACAGTGACCGCCCCTATGAGGATCTTACCGGCGAAGAAGAACACGATGTCCGCATCCTTTTCCGGGCTGTGTTCATTGACCATATCTTCAAAATCAAACTCGCTGCCACCTATAAGCTTAATTACAACTGCCATGTCACAGCCATGTCTGACGCGATCAATATGAACGTTGTTCAGGCTGTTCCCAACCCTCACATCAATCATCACTCCTGCCTCGGTAACTATGAACCCATGCTGGAGGATGCCGAGGATCGCCGAGATTTTATTTCCGCCATTGCTATCTGTCAGCAGAGCGCCAGCAGCATGAACCTCGTCGAAACCATCTCCACCAAGTATTTCTTTGATGATTTCGCCGCCGCCTATCACACAAATGTTCCCGTCATCCTGACTGTCGCCGGTGAATCCATCACCCCCAAGCAGGCCATTGAACAGCTCAAATCCGCAAACGATTCCGTTAAGGAAGGAGAATAACCATGCAAGTTATCCACATTGATCAGACCGCTCTGGATGCTGCCATCGAACTCTATCGCCAGCAGCTCCTCACCGGCTCTGTCAAGCTCGCAAAAACCAAAGCAAAAGATAAAATCAACATCAATTTTACCGCCGATGCCTGGGCCAAACAGTCCCGCCTCATTGATGATTTCACTTCCGAGGTCGCCTGGCACGGCCTCATGCGCCAGCTCTCCCCTACCGAGTATGAAATCTATGATATCCTCGTCTATCCCCAGCAGGTTACTGGCGTCACCGTCGAAACCGACCAGGATAAATACAACGACTGGCTGCTCTCCCAGCCCGATGAAACCTTCAACAACATCCGCTACCAGGCCCACAGCCACGTCAACATGTCCACTTCCCCTTCCGGCGTTGATGACGAAAACGAGTCCAAAATTGTCAATAAGCTCAAGGGCAATGATTTCTACCTCTTCATGATCTGGAACAAGCGCGGCGAGTTCACCGCCCGCCTGTATGACTACGCCGCCAACAAAATCTACGATAAAGACGATATCTCTGTCACCTACACCGATACCCTCTCCGATTTTGCCGCCACCGCTCAGTCCCTTGTCACCAAAGCCCCGCCCATCTATTCCACAACAAAACCTCCCGTCAAGCCCACCGGCGGCACCGCACCCCATGTCGTCTGGGATAACTCCGCCCGCTGCTGGATGGACGATGACGGCAATTATTACGACCACTACCCCACCTATTACGATTATCTCACCAACGGAGGTGCCTTATGAATCTTGCCAAAAGCCTGGATGTCTTCTCCCCGCATGATGTCAAAGGCCGCATCCACATCATTGGCTGCGGTTCGGTCGGCTCCACCATCGCAGAGCTTCTTGCCCGCTATGGCCTGACCAACTTCACCCTCTATGATTTTGATACGGTGGAAAAGAAAAACATCGTCAACCAGATGTTCTTTGATCCTCAGGTCGGCCAGCCCAAAGTGGAAGCCCTCCGCGATATCCTCTGTGCCATCAACCCGGAAGCCAAAAATGATATCCGTTTGGAACCCTCTGGCTGGAACGGCCAGCCCCTCTCCGGTTACGTTTTTCTCGCCGTGGATAACATCGAGATCCGCCAGAAAATCGTGGATGCCAACCGCTTCAACACCTTCATTAAAGCCATGTTTGATGTCCGCACTGCCCTCTTTGATGCCCAGCTCTACGCCGCCGATTGGTCGGACCCCAAACAGGTCAAGGAATTCCGCGCCACAATGAACTTCACCCACGCCGAAGCCACCGCCCAGGTCCCCGTTTCGGCCTGCGGTACTACTCTCGGTGTTGCCCCTACGGTTCGCGTTGCCGCCTGTTATACCGTTACCAACTTCCAAAACTTCATCAAAAAAGGCGAGCTGATCCATACCGGCCTCTCTGCTCCCTTCAACCTCCAGGGTGAATCCGCATTCCTCGGTCTGTAACCCTGTCGTCTTAGCGTTTCATTAAAATTCGTTTGTGTTGTATACTGTAAGCTTTTTCGCTTCAGGCTCTTCGGTCATATCCAAGAGCACGAATTTGTTACCCAGACCCACCCTCTCCACCTGATCCAGGAGCAGGATCTCGCCAGGACTCCCGATACAAGGATTCGCATACGAAGTTTCCCGACGAATACTGAATGGACTGAAAATACGTAGTCCAACCCAAAGACCTCGGCCAGTCAGGATAGCATTAGCACAAAAAGGTCTCATCAGAATCAGGCACCAGCTCATCAGCTCAAGATCGGTTACAGCCAAATCGGCGACTGGAGTCGCGCCGGCTACCAGCATCTTCAATCAGAACACAAACATAACCCTCACATAAGGAGCACTCACATGGTTTACATCACTTATAACTGCCCGGAACGTTTCCGGGAAATGACGTTTGAAGAACTCCTCCGCGGGGATTTCAACCTCGCCAACCTTTCCACCGGCGGCCACGGTGCTACCCGTACCGTCATCTGCAACAAAGTTCCTCCCCGTATCATGCGCATCACCAAGGTGGAACAAATGATCCTCCAGCTTCAGGCGTTCAACCAGCAGTATGAATCCCTTCGCCTCACCACTCCCCGTTCCAGCCTGTACAACCATTTTCCCATCCCTAAAGCTTCCGGCGGCCTCCGCTGGATCGATGCCCCCAACTCTGACTTAATGAAAGCCCTCAAGGAAC